CTGATACTTGACTGGCTTGAGGAGGAGTCCTTCTTGAATTCCAGTGCCCAAAATACCCATTATTATTCTCTTTCCTAGAGGTTGATTGAAGTCGGATATCCAGCGTACCAAGCTCTGCGGAAAGGGCTTCTAATAACTAGCTTTTTGGGTGAGGTTCTTTTACAAGACGACGCTTCGTTGCGTCAAAAACCCAAACAGCGTGCTTCCATGCTTTGCCATTTGGGCGGTTGTCGTTTCGGTCACCACGCTTTTTAGGTGCAGCCATTATTCTTCTTCTCCAAATTTATTGATCTGATTTGCCAAGTTATCTAGGGCACCTGGTGTCTCTAGTATAACTTCAATAAGGGTTGGCAACAGCTTCTGCAGCTCTAAAGCTCGAGGATAAGTCATTAGCTTATAACGTGATTCTAGAATGTGCGCTGCATCTTCTCGCGTAGTATTCACTTCTGCTCTCCCTTGATAAGCGCAACAACTGACTCGATGGGGTTGTCGTAGTCCCATCCGCGCGGGTAATCGGTAATGCTTTCGAGTAGCGCGATAATGCGTTCACGCTCCAACAAAGCCCCGTACTCAATACGGCGGTGACAAGACGGGTGCTCGTACTTTCCAAATATAGGCTCAGACAACAAGAACCCTGGGTTCTCACAATACGTACACGTAATCTCTGCGTCCATTTTATTCTCCTTCTTGTTATTTGCGGTTTAGGTAAGATTCGAACTCACGGTAGCTTTCACTACAACAGTTTTCAAGACTGCCACCTTCGGCCACTCGGTCACTAAACCTGGTAACTACACCAGTGCGTTTACATACATGGGTGTAGCTCCGTGGATCTGCTCAGAATCGAACTGAGGTCTTACAGCGCTCCCTCTCGGGCTTTCACTGCAATCGAAACCATTCTCAGACCCTAGATGCTGGGCAGAGGCAGAAAGGAGGGAAAGACCTCTGCCCAGCTACTTTTATACTACACGGTTGTTACTGAATGTCAATCTTCTTTGGCAGCAAAGCCTCGGGGATTTCATTCTTGCATACAACCATGAGTACGCCGTCCTCCATAGTAGCCTGCTTTACTTCAACATACTCCGAGAGTGCGAAGTTCAGCTTAAAGGCGCGCTTGGCGATGCCCTGATAAAGAACCTCGGTACCAGACTTCTTGATCTGATTCTCCGTAGGAATCTTCGCATCTGCGGCGGTGGCGATGGTAAGCGTCTGATCTACGACGCTGATCTCGATCTCATCCTTCTTGAAACCAGCCAGGGCCACGTCGATCATGTACGTGTTACCGTGCTTAGTAACGTTGTACGGAGGGTACGACGGAGCTTTGCTGTCCGTGAGGGACTTGAGAGTAGCGAACACTGGATCGAACCCAATTGACCAACGGTCAAGATTGGGGAACAGTGTGTCGATGGTGGGTTTGGGTGGGGTGTCGTTCTTCCACTTTTTGATCTCATCCTCTTTGCGACGGGGTGGGAACTGGTCGTGGGGGTTGACAATGTAATTCATATCTTCTCCTTAAAGCAAGATAGTTCTTTTTAAGCGCCCGTTTGGCACGCTCTAAGGAGATTGTATCAGATTAGTCTAGGTTGCCGTAGTAACGAGGAGCAGGATTATTTGGCATATCAAACAGCGTGGGGTGAGAGTCTTTCTTCTGCTGTGCAAGACTTACGTTACTATTTGCAGTGGGTTCAGTGGCGGGAGCCTGTGCGGGCTTAGGGTACCCCTTAAACGGATGAGGAGAATCCTCGTACGGGATCTCCATGTGCTGCACGATTGCTGCACGAAGGGGAAATAGGCCCTTATCTGGGATATTTTCAAACTTTTGCCCACGCTGGCACGTAGAGCAGTTGTGCTTTTTTACCCAACTTATAAAGTCAGGGTGACGGATAGCAGCCACTACTTATCCATGGGCTTCCAGGTGGAGCGGCGACCCTTCTCGGTCTTAGGGGCTGGCTGAGGAGCCCGAGCTGCTACAAAGGTACTGCGACGTCCTTTAACCTGCTTAGGGGCTTTAGGAGCCTGTTTAGCCATGATTCCTTTGATCTGGGCAATACGCCAGTCTTTTGAGGTGTCGTCTCTGTCCATTAGGAATTCTGTTCCTTATCATTGAGGTCAATAATGACCAGCTTCTCAGGGCCTGCGCCCAGATAAATCCATTCTACGGCAGACCAACCTTGCTCCTCAGCATAAGCCTCAGCGATCAAGTGGTTTGCTCCTTTAAGGATGTATCTATTACTACCTACCATGGTTATCCTTAATTCGCCCCTGCTTCTTCGGCTGCGAGCCTACGCCTGGTTAATTCCGCAGACACTGCCACCCAGTCGATCTTCCCATCGAAGATAAACTTACTGGTGTCAATAGGTTCGTCCATAAATCTAGTCTGCCAGACGGGGAAGATTTTTTTGCCCTAAGGCGCAACGCGCCCTCGACGGGGAAACTTTTTCTACCCTCTCAGCGGCCGTAGGATCGATTTTACGGGACTTTTATCCTAGGAGGCGACGTGTTACCTTGGGAACGCCTTGAGCTTGGTACATCGTCACCAAACGCTCGGCGGGTGTGCGGCCAAGAATAGACTGAACGTTCAAAGCGTGGTTAACGGCAAACTCGGTGTCGTGGCCTTCTTTCAGGCCCTCAGGACGAAGTTGGCGTCCCAGACGCTCGAGCATGTGTGTGGCCTCGTGAGTGACTGTGCCTACATTCAGGCGCTCAGGTCGTACAACAAGGACACCATTTGCAGCCATACCAGCGTGCATGGTGTCGGGCCACTCTTCTCGCTCACCTGTTGTGGGGTTAATGCGGCCATGGAGACGAGGAGTGTACTCTCGGACTGTTCTCTTGTTTAAGGACTTACGGAGATCGTGGATGCCATAGTAGTCATCGTTATCTGGGTGATTGATGATCTCACCTACTAGATCACGTGCACCGCCCATGCTGATTGTCTTGGCAGCTTCGGGGTTAGTCTCTCGCCACAGTCGCTCAGCCTTGTAGAGGCGGCGAAGGTGTTCTTCCATGTGGGGTTCCATTTAGCGTCCAATCAGCTTCTTGAAAAACTGCTTACGGTTAAGAGTCTTCTGCATGTGCTCAGAAAGGACCTCGTCCTTAATGGAGCGGCCATCGTGAGGATGCGCCTCGTGGTGTTCGTCGAGATCGGTCCCGTACTGGAGATTGTCCTCGTGCGAGTGGTGCTCGCTGTATGGGGCGTGGGCCCAGCCATCGCCTGCTGCAACAACCTCGGTTTTGCAGGATGCGCACTTTGCTGGTTCAAGAATAGTCATAGATCAAGTTTCCCACATCTGCAGGGGCGTTTTAAGGCTTAGTTGCCCCTGTTGGGGGGACCGTAGGTGTTTGGGCGTTTTTTAAAAGGTTTGAACTGGTGGCCAAGGTTACCCCTGTCGTCCAGATCTGGACGACCAAGAATCTCGTTGTACTTTAGCTGAGGGTTCATAACCATGCTAGATCCGTACTTCTCGTAGGCGTTTAGATCCATGGCGGCGAGGTGTTGCTCTACAGACCGACCGTCTCGAGGCGATGGCTCGTGATCCTCGTCAGCTTCCTGATCTTCAATGTCAGCTTTATTGTGACGAGCAATAAGCTCTTCTTTGGATACTTTCTCTCCTGGAGCAACAATGTCTGGGGTGGCATGAGCGTGTGTCCATCCTGAAGGGTACTCCAGGTCACCTGAGAATGCGTGGATGTTTCGTCCACAAGAAGCACAGCGTGCTGGACCAAGGGCACCGTTGGAATTAAACTCTAAAGCCATATAACTAGTGTGACATATCTGCAGGGGCGTTTTACTGCTTATCTTTTACAGCAGCTTTACGGAATGCTTCTTCGATCTCTTTGTCTGAGAGCTTACCGTCGTAGATGTAGCCTCGAGCAAACTCTTCGATAACGTTTGCTACTCCGAGGATTCCAGCCATGATGGCAGTTTGCCAAGTGGGAACATCCACTACAGCTCCAGCGCCAATAACAGAGAGCACGGAGAGAGCAAACACGGCAACAATACGACCGACTACGTCAGTGATCTTCTTCATGGGGGCTCCTTTAGTCTAAGTGCTCCCAATGCCCTCGTGCCGCGTTTGTTCTTCTGTACTATTGTGCCAGACTGGCAGGGGCGTTTTTAGGTTAACTTGACAACCATATTTCTGGTGGATAGGATCTAAAGGCGCGTTAAGCGCATAAGACACGAAAGAGATTAGATGATCGTCAGTAAAGCATTACTCACTAGTAAGACAGAAGATTGGGCAACCCCCGATGTGCTGTTTGCTGAGTTGGATGCTGAGTTTAGCTTCACTTTAGATGTGTGTGCTGACAAGACCAATAATAAGACCCCCGCGTTTTTTGATAAAGAAACTGATGGACTATCCCAGCCTTGGACTGGAGTGTGCTTTATGAATCCCCCGTACGGCCGCACCATAGGCTTGTGGGTCAAGAAAGCGTATGAGTCCAGCCTCGAGGGGGCTACTGTAGTCTGCCTAGTTCCTTCGCGCACCGATACGGCATGGTGGCATGACTACGCCATGAAGGGTGAGCTTCGTTTTATCCGCCGACGTTTGAAGTTTGTTGGCAGTGATGGCGTTCGTCGTGAAGCGCCCTTTCCTTCGGCCATCGTGATCTTTCGGCCCATTTAGGCTACTGCCTCAATTGAAAAAGGCTCAACCGTGTGTCTCACCTGGGCGCTATGCTGCTTGCTGTACCTGACGAATACCCCCTAACGGCGTGAGAGACTTTAGGTAATGAGTCGCCCTGCCCCACGCCTAGCGCGTGGGGGCGCGTAGCGTGTGAGTGAAAACTGACTAGCGTGGCTTATGAATGTGGGAAGTGTGAAAAGCGCGTGTGTCGCTATCGCGCGAATGACTGATAACCATTCGCGCCAACGGCGGTCAAACACACCCGCCGATCGCACTACACACTTAGTAACCGTGGCGTGGCTATATGACTATCAACCATATGACTGCTATGCCCGAGGGTGTCACGGCGAACAGTGTGATAACCACACCTAACCTAACCAACTGTGTGTGGGTAACACACAGGCTAGGGGGAGGGTGAGCAATCATCTTCCCCCTAGCCATCTAACCAATCGCTTGGTGACGGTGTCGCGGGCAATCCCCCCTTCTGCCCGTGGCACCTTCACCAGTTGTTGGTGAACAACTGGCTGTGTCTAGCGAACGCTAGGCGCACTACCCACACACGCTAAGGTGCGGAACAACTGGTGCCAGTAATTGGAATTGACCACGATGCCGCAAGGTTTGGCACGAACCGCCACGCATCTTAGCCCTTACGCTCTGAAAGGAGCACGTTATGTCCGCTACCACGGGTAACGAAGGAATGTTCGACGCAGCACAGCTTGCCACCATGTTGGCAAGTCTGTCGCCTGAGCAGCAGGCTGAGGTCGCTGCGCAGCTGCCTGAGGACGAGAGGAAGAAGTTCCTCCTGCCCACAACGCAGGCTGCGAAGCCGAAGCTTCCGCTCGATGCCATCATCGAGGTCAACAGTGTCGAGGGATCGACCTTGCGCCTTACGGTGCAGGACGCTCTCTCGATGCAGCACCTCCTGGGCAAGATCAGCCCTTGGTTCTACCTCACTCCCGAGCAGAAAGACGTTCACGCCCTTCTGCGAGACGAGTACGCCAAGGGTGTTGCTGGTCAGCCGTTCAAGCTCTGCGACGACATGTCGCTGACTGAAGATCAGGTCAAGGCACTGCCTATCCAGGCAGGACTCGACTCGAAGATGTTCAAGCGTCTCTACCCGACCAACTGGTCGCGTCAGTACTCGCTGCGACACGGCAACCAGAAGATGTCCAAGAGCAGCACCTTCGACATCATGCTGGAGCTGTTGGTGCAGCTGCGTAACGCTGGTTACACGTACATCAATAACCGTGGTGAAGAGGTTCTCGACCTCGGATCCATCGGTTACGGTGCCAACGAGTAGTTAGCCCTTAGGGTCTAGGGGTAAGGTGGCCAACACAAACACCTTATCCCTAGGCCCACTAGGGTTCACTAAGACCCTATCCCACACAGTGAAAGGTAAGGATGATGGAAGTAGACTGGTACGTCGATTACTCAGAGTGCGATACTTGCGGTGGCAACACAGACCGAGTATTCCTAAGGGACTTGGGACTAAACGGCTGGGAGTTAGCCTTTAATTGGGGCTGCTACAGCACCGCCGTCGCAATGACTAAGCCCTCTGTGCAAATCTCAGAGCGGGGTGACTACATAGAGTGGGATGACGCTATGGCTAAGGCTAAGGGGATGCTAGGTTCTAAGGACTTTGCCCGTCTCGAGATGCTAATCGCGTCCTAACACTACCGCTAAGGTAGTAGATCGCTTACAGGTAAGCCTGTAGGCCTTCTAGTGTCTTAGACTAAGGCATTACCCACACAGTAGGAGGCTAAGCCCTAGGCCGCGAGAGCATCGCAGGCTAAGGGGTAAGCCGTAGGCCCATAGTTGTTTGTGTTGGACGGCTTACGGGTTACGGCGCAAAGAGCGTCGGGCTTAGTTATTACGGCTAAGGCGGCATATGACCGCGTGGTAAGCCAGTCAGTGTGGCAGGGTAAGCCTTAAAACGCCCCTGCGAGCGCGGTAAGCCCTTACAGATAGCCGTTTGGGCTACTGTGTCACCGTGGCTAAGGCGTAAGCGTTGGTGCGCCCAGGTCACAGCACTACCCCCCTTATTGTTACCAGGTAGCAGTGGGTTATCCCTTATCCCCCGAGGGATAGCCCTCTGGTGCTTGTTAGCACTAACACCCACACAGAAAGGTAATGACTATGTTTTTAGTCGTTGAATACCACCCAGATATGCCCGTGGTAAGGGGTTGGTCTCTCTACAAGGAGTTGGAGAACGCTAACCGTAAAGCCGATTACTTAAAGGCTTGGTTACCCCCTGAGTGCCACGAAGATGTCAAGGTTATCCCTATCCAAGTAGAAGATGACCCTGACCCTATGGCTAACTGGACAGTGGAACTCATAAAGAGCTTAAAGTTCAAAGAAGTCTAAGTCTCTAGGTTAGGCATAGGTAGTTCTCTCTCTTATGTTCTATCTATGTCTTTCCTTGTCTCTTAGAAGCCCGACTTAGGGTAGAGGGGGGCAAGCCCCCCTAAGACCCCCCAACTACAGGGGCGATCTAAGGGCAACCCGAGAGGCCTTGGGTGGGAGCGAAGCCGTAGGGTAAGACCTACGGTATGACTCCTAAGCAGGTCATACGATATAAGCCCAAGCTTGGGGGTAGGTATGACAGAAGCACGTTTAGGACGCGTCTGAACGAAGAATTAACGTGTTATGCGAAGCCTATCCCCAGGTGTAAGCACTAACCCACACAGAAAGGAAAGCCTTATGTCTAATCGACGTAAGCACTTCAACAAGGCTGTCGAAGATAGCCTTAGGGCGGTACAGGAAGCCAATCAGGGTGTTGTCTACAGTGACAACGGCCCTACGGTTGCCTTTACCTCAAGCACTCCTGTTACCAAGAAGAAGGATAAGGGTGCTACTGAATTGCGTCTTAACTCTCAGAGTCGAGCCGCAATCAAGAAGTTCAACCGTATGTACAAGAACGGTGGCAAATAAGGCTTCAGGGTTACGAGCAGTGATTAGGCTATAGTCCCCCCGATAAGGGCTAGTGATGATGCCTAAGCTCATAGCGGATGCCTTGAGCAGCAAACCTAACTAGTGCTGTGGAAATCTAGTTGGCGTTGTTTTCGCGTAATGAAACCGTATCCAAGACGGACCTGGGGTTGCGAGTCCTACCGCCTACCTGAGCATGTTGTGAAACTGCTCACCCTAAACTTGATGCGAGTCCTGCAGCCTTAGGAGGAAGTCGCAGGGCGGACATTTAAGGGTCGTGAGTCTTACGGTAGACATTAAACAATTCCGTAAGCGTTGCTTGCGCGTGATGCAGTCGTTGAGTTCGTTATTCTCCGCTGGTACTCGTAAGGCCCTACCTGAGCCGTAGTAAAAGGGCTCACTCAGACTTAACGGTGCGAGCAGTGACCACAAGCAACCCCCCTTAACAGGACTGTGGTTGTAAGTGGGCTCATAGCGGACATCCTAAGCGTCAAACCTGCTAACGACGTAAACCCAAGTAGGGATCGGAAAGCCTTTGGCCCGTTGGCGAGTCGTTAACGCACTTGTGACCTGAGTATGTCCTAAAACTACTCACCCTATCCAGTAACACCAACAAAGAAAGAGGTAACTCTAATGGCACAGATTAGTGTCCGACCCAACAGGGTCAAGTTCATCAAGGCAGTAACCGTAGCACTCAAGAAGATTGAGGAAGCGGCTGACAAGTACGAGGCTGATATGGCTAAGTACAAGGAGGAGTACAAGGTGTGGGAAGCATCCGCTGACCTTAGCCCCTCCAACATCAAAGAAACCAAGGTTCTTGTTGGCCGTAAGTACTTTGAGAACTCACCAAGCAAGTGGGCTCCCAACTCTGTCCAAGTAACGCTCAAGAAGTACCCCGCCAATATGCCTAAGGAGCCTACTGCTCCTGCCACTGGCACCAAGAACTCCTACACCTACAATGACTCGGTGAAGGAACTCAAGAGCGTCATTACCCTCCTCGAGATGGTTGATGATGAGTTGGTCAATGCTTCGGTAGCCAACAAGGTCATTCAGTACCTCTAGTCTTTGATGACGAAACAGGTAGCCTTACCCCCTAGGGCTACCTGTCGCTAGGTAAATTGCCTAGCCTGATGAGTCAAAAGAAAGAGGTGGTTATATGTCTGAGACATATGACAACTTTGAGGTTCGTAGGGTGTTGATGGAGATTCCATCACGCCTTTTGGACTCCGTTCAAGAACACGGTGTCGAGGTAGATGGCCGAGTGCTTATGGCACTTCAGTCAATGTGCTTCGGTGCTATCGCTCACCTTGACGAAAATGTCTTGGCTAAGCGAGAGGCTGAGGAAATGAAGGAAGCGTTTAAGTCCTTCACCCTTACTCCTGAGGAGACCCCCAGTGAGTGAGGGCCTTGAGCGAGATGACTCAAAGGTTCTTATCTGCCGTGCGGTAGATAAGGATGACCTTTGGGCTGATGTCTTTGGGGGTGGTTACGAGTTCCTACCTTGGTGGCGCGATGTAACCTTCCCCAATGGGGACTGGGAGACTCACGGCACTGCTGTCGTGACTGTCCTAGACCCTGATGACCCTGATGAGCAGGAGACGATTACCAAAGAACTTACGGTAACGGATCTTGCTAATGCTTGGTCTGCCCTTACCACTAGTGGGTTCCACCACTGTGGTAACAACACGCTAGACGATGCGGATGCCTGCACAAGCGACGCTGTATTACAGCAAGCCGTGTTCGGTGGCATCATCTACGGCTAGCACCTAAGAGGGTGGGGCGGGCGTGCCAACACAAACACGCGCGCTTGCCCCACCTGTCCAATCAGAAAGGAGGTAAGGGATGACCCTTACCACTGAGGCTGAGGTAGAAGTTCTAGACCCACTAGACACCACAGTCATTGACATAGCCTTGACGGCTAAAGAAGTTTATATGGTACTTAGTTGCCTTTACTTCGACACCGTCAACCCGCCCTTAGATGTACTTGAGCTTATCAAAGACATCGAAGGACGGTTGCTCGATAACGACTTGCCTGTTACCCAACAGGAGTTCGATAGCGAGTACCTCAATAATCACGAGGATAACCCGCAGTACAAGCGGATTATTTTCGGGATGCCCGAAACACCCTAAGACCTATTAGAAAGGTAGGCAAACCATGTTCGCAGTCATTCTTCAAGAAGGACTAACCACCCCCCAAGGTATGCTGTACGGAATTCGTCAGTATGCCGTCATCCCTCAAGCAGACGGCACTGTTCGTAAGCTTGTCCGAGACGGCAAGAACCTGCGTGGTACAGCAGGCGCTTGGCGACCTCTTGACTTTGTTGTGTCAAGCAACAAGGCCGTGGGTAACCCTGTTGCCATCTCGATTACTGCGAGTGATTACGAAGACCTCAAGTCTTCCAACACTCCTACAGTTCTTATGCAGAAGCTGGTTCGTACCGTAAAGGACATGAACGAGCTAAGTACTGAGAACTTTGTAGACCAGTACAACGAGGTGTTCGTCAAAGCAGAGAGTTCACCTCATCTGCTCTCTGAGTACCTAGGTAACACTGTTCCTGTAGCAGTAAGCCCCACCATTCAAGTTGTACAACAGCCAGTTGTACAGCCTGCCTTTGAGTATGTAGAACTACCACCAGTTCCTGCTTACTCATCAGTTGCTCCAGTAACCATTGAAGCAACACGTGAACAGTATGGCTTTATCGAAGAGCCATACACCGTCCCGACAGAAAGTGAGACTCCCATGGAGTACAGCACCACAATGCCGATTAAGGATGACACTCAGTCAATCCTTACGGTGCCAGATATTCACCCGTACTATCCACGCAAGTTCTTTGGTAAGACCGAGCGTGAGATTTACGACACAGCCAGAATGTTCCAGGAGAACGTTCTGCTTACTGGTGATGCTGGTACTGGTAAGACATCCTCTGCACGTAACTACGCAGCAGAGAATGGTTTGCCGTTCGTAACCATCGAGTGCACACAGCAGATTGACCAAGGTGTGACCCAAGGGTCGTTCGTACCCACTGGTCAGGGTAACGGTGTCAAGTGGAAGTACAGCCAGCTTGCCACTGCTATCCAACAGCCCAGTGTCATTCTGATCAATGAGTTGACTCGTATGAGTCCTAAAGCAGCGTCGTTGTTCCTACGCCTGCTTGAGGAGCGTGAGTTGCTCATCGAGCCAATGAACCAGGTCATCAAGGTACACCCTGGTGTACTGTTCATTGCTGACCAGAACACTGGTATCGGTTACACAGGTACAAGCAAGCAGGATGCTGCTCTTGTTGACCGCTTCAACATCAAGTTGGAGTTCCATTACGACACCAACATCGAGAAGAACTTCATCAAGTCTCCTACTCTCTTGGCCTTTGCGAGTAACATCCGTGAGGCCAGTGAATTGAACGATGAGTTCTCGGTGCCAATGTCTACTCGACTGCTCAAGAACTTTGTGTCTCAGGCATCACGCCTCAACTTCGAGTTCGCAGTCAACTCAATGCTCTCCAACTATCCCAAGATGGATGGTGAGCGTGACGCTATCAAGATGCGGTTCGACGCTGATGTCTCACAGATTGCTGATGAGCTTGGCGTTCCTCTAGGTGGTTACTCCATCTAGTCAGTATGGGTGGGGGCATTAGCCCCCACCCCTTTTCTAAGGAGAAAAGAAAATGGATGAACAATCCACAAATGATGTGTTCGATACCCCCGAGCCATTCACTGTTACTAACAACCACGTCATCAGTGCAGAGCAGACGCGACGCGCTCGTATGCTTCAGGTTGTTGGTAAGTTTGCCAGCACTCTTACGCTTCGTTCCATTGGCGTTGAGTTGTCAGGTAAGCATGACCGCAATCACCAAGACGCCCCTGCTTGGTCAGATGCTGACAACATTTGGTTCAACGAGGATGAGCTAGGTGACCTCAGTGACTTCGACACCGTGCTTAGCATCAAGGGTCTTAGCCTCCACGAGATTAGTCACATTATGCTGACGCCTCGTAACGGTAGCAACCTTGCCAAGGAGGTACAACGTCAGGGTCTATGGCGTGCGTTCAACTCACTCGAGGACCAGCGCATCGAGATGATGATGAGCAAGCGTTTCGGTAACGTAGCTGACTGGCTGTGTGCTGCTGTAGCTAAGTTCATTATGGAGGATCCCTCCCAATGGACAACGTGCTTCCCGCTCCTTCACGGCCGTAAGTTCCTACCTGCCGAGTTGCGTGCACAGGTTGCTAACCTGTACGAGAACCAAGAGGATGTTGTTCGACTCAAGCAGTTGATTGACTCCTACATCGTGCTTAACCTTGTTGACCCGCAGAACTTCCCCACTGCTCTCAACATCATCGCTGAGTACGACGCTCTTGTTAACAAGCTTGGTCCTAATCCACAGGATAGTTCGTGGCAACCACAGACTGGCTGGGGTCGTGTCAAAGACCCCAACGGTCACCAGTCACGCAAGGATGGTGAGCTTAAGTCATCCAAGTCCAAGCCTATGAGCAAGGCTGAACAGCAGAAGCTCAGTGATAAGGTCGAGGGTGCAGTGCAGGAGGCTAACCAAGCTGACGCACAGGGTAGCCCGCAGTCATCTGAACCACAAGCTGGTGACTCTCCAAGTAGTTCTGCTAGCTCTCTCTCTTCTATCCTTGAGGATATCCTGGAGGACATCAAGGAGAAGAAGCACAAGGAGATCCAACAGATTATCAAGCAGTACAACGGTGAGGTTGAGTTGACATCCATCAACGCAGGTACTCCTCAGCGTCCACACTGTTCTCCTATGGCTGTAAGCAATGCCACAGTGCAAGCCTCTCGCTCTTTTGCCAATGAGCTTGAGCGTTTGCGCCGTGACTATGACCCTGGTTGGAACCGACGCACCTCGTCAGGTCGCCTCAATGTTCAGCGTTATGTCACTGACGTTGACATCGAAGAGTGCTTTGACCAGTGGGACCTTGGCCGTGAAGATGCTGTAGACATCGAAGCAGTCATTCTCCTTGACGTGTCTGGTTCGATGGGTTCTCACTCCATTGGTTCCTTTGAGTCTATGTGGGCTATCAAGCGTGCGCTTGACAAGGTCAACGCCAGCACTACGGTCATCGCCTTTGACAATGACACGCACCTCATCTACTCAGCCAATGAGCGTGCTGGTCAGCAGATGAAGTACACCAACCAGTGGGGTGGCACTGACCCCTATGAAGCACTGCGTTACAGCCGTAACATCTTGGCGCAGTCTAGCCGTGCCATCAAGCTGTGCATCGTTATCACTGACGGTATATGGAGTAACGAGGAACAGTGTAACAAGCTGATCCGCGAGTTCCGTCGTGCAGGAGTTATCACTGCTCTTGGTTATATCGTTGACCGTTACTACATCGACAACGGTTACCGATTCAACATCGACAGCCACGGATGTGAGGTAGCTGTCAACATCAGCCAGATGCCTGAGCTGTTCACCTTAGCCCGCAGTATGGTTCGTCTGGGTATCCAGCGTAACCTTATCGCCAGCTAGCCCACCCAACACAAACACCTAGGCGTAAAGGAGAAAACAATGCCTAACTGGGTACAAAACCGAATAACAGTAATAGGCCCTGAGAAAGACCTTAGGGCTTTTGCCGAACACCTCAAGGTAAAACCGCGACTGTTCGCGGATGAGGAAATAGGTCTTTCATTCCACAGCTTCGTTACAGATGAAACGCTTGACGAGGCGACCTACCGCGAAGGACCAACAGAGTCTAAGGACTATTGGTACAACTGGAACAACAACCACTGGAACACTAAGTGGGATGCGTGTGAGGTTACGGTGTATGAGCGTGGTCCGCACACACCTGAGAGTGGTGACGCTCCTACACAGCTTATGGCTGTTGACCTCGAGTTCAGCACAGCGTGGTCGGCCCCAGGGCCTGTGTTCCAAGCGATGTCTGAGCAGTGGCCTACACTTCAGTTCCACGTTTGGTGGGAAGAGGAGCAAGGGTTCGGTGAGGAGTTCCGCCTACACTCTGGAGGCACGATACTTATGCTTGACTCTTGGGATATCCCAGACTGTCACGATGACTATGACCGTCGAGGTAATGCCGAAAATTGCGTCTGTGCCTGGAACGAAGACAAGGGTGATTGGTATGATGACTGCCCTGGTAAGACCAACATCGTCTACACCGTAGATGTGATCACGCGCTATACGGTTGTAGCAGACAGTGAGGAGAAAGCAATCCTTACGGTGCAAGCAGAGGAGTCTGGTTATGACCTGCCAGATAACTCGGTTGTCAGAGGTGTCCTATACTCTGAGGACTACAAAGTAACTGGGTCAGAGGAGGTAAGTACAGATATTGAGTAGATTCGGATGGTGTATGGACAACAATGATGAGTCGTGCATCGTCTCATTCCAGTGGAACAGTGGCACAATCCAGTGCGACTGTAAGTGTCACAAGGAGATAAAAAATGACGAAACCACTAAGCAAGGTAAGCCTCAAAGTACAGCAAGAGGAAAGAGAAAGAGCAGCACAGATAGTTGAGAGTATCTACGGCGGTGCGCCTAAAGATACAATCGCGTTCTACTGTTGCAACAAAGCAATCGAAACAATCCTAAAGGAGGATGAAACAAATGAGTAGTTCAGGTAAGACATACTTCGTGGTTGAGTATGACCACGATGAAGAAACCTTTCGAGTAGACAACCCCACGTCTGCAGAGAAGTTCCCCCACGATACGTGGGACAGTGTCGAGGAGCGGTGGTGTCATCTCGACGTCAATAACGAAATGTGGCAAGACATCACATCCCTAACTAACGAACTAAAGGAGAAACTGAAATGAACACACCCACAGTAGATGACCTGATGAAGGTATCGGAGGCTAAAGGAGCAATCCTTGAGCAGGAACGTATCGTACACCTGCTTGCAAGTATGGTGACGAATGATGCCCCGTTCATCAAGCGCAAGTTAATCCTGGAAATCATCCAGGAGATCACAAAAGAAACGATGGAGATGAAAGTATGAGTACACGAGTACACCTTGCTCAAGTAATGAGCGCAATCTTGGCCGTTGCCCCAGAGGCATCGGCTCGAGAAGAAAGTGATGGCAACATTGTCATCTCTCTCAACATGCAATTGAAAGACAACGATTACCTCGTACCCTTTGAGTTGGAGTACGACCTTACCGAGGAGGATAACTAATGGGTAAATATATTGTGCAAGTAACAGAGTCCCGCGTATGGGACTTCGAAGTCGAAGCCGATGACGCTGATGACGCAAGTATCACGATTAGTGAGGCACTTGGAAACTCTCCCGCAGAAGAGTTTGACAACGCATGGCTGGTCTCTGTTGAGTACCAGTCCTTTGAAGTATCCGAAAAGGAGTAGTAATGGATATTGATGAGTACACTTGTCCCGAGTGTGGGGCAACAGAAACAAGCACCACAGCAGACTGCTGTGATGAATGCGTCCTCAAGTTTTTCTACGAGGATGTAAATGGCCCGACATTTGTTTGGAGGAACAATGGCTAAGTACGAAGTATTGAGTGGCGAATGCTACAAGGTAGAAGCAAGCAACGAAGAAGAAGCTTTGGCTAAGTTCTTCGCTTACCACAACGCCGAGACCTGCCCTTGTGGGGTAGAGGAGTGCGACTGTGTTGATTGGTCCGAGACACTTACGGAGGTAATCTAATGGCTACAGTAAAGGTATGGTTCCACGTGTACGACGTGCCTGACAATGACACGGGCAAGTACAGCAAAGCCATCAACAACCTGGTTGATGAATTGTCAACCGTCAACACGGAACTTACGTGGGACGACGTTGAGTGGGAGGCAGTGTAATGAGCGAAAAGATTATATTGTCCAGTGAAGAGTTCGACCGTTTGGTAGAAACACTAGATAGTGAACCAAAGTTCCTACCTAAATTGGCTGAGTTGATGAAGTTATCTGAGGAGGTAATCTAATGATGGATAAGGAAGAAATCCTGGCGTATGTGCGTAAGCGCGTACAGGAGATCGAGAACGACATGGATGAGTGGGGGTTCGGCCCCGAAGATATGGATGAATGGACGCAGGGTAACTACGAAGCGTACAAGCATCTGTTTACAATCATTATCGGAACAAAGGAGTAATAAAATGCAGTACTACAAAGAACTAGATTCAGAACTGGCGAACTGTTTAGGCACTGACCCTGACATGTTCTTTCCCGATGCTGGTGACCGTTGGGCACTCGGCAAAGCACAAAAGATATGTGCAGTGTGTGACATCCGAATGGACTGCTTGCAGGTAGCCCTAGACAACGATGAGAAAGAAGGTATCTGGGGAGGTGCGGGAATGACAGCACGAAAGAAAATGAAAAAAGACCCCGCAGCCCGCAAAGAGCACGAACGTGAAATGCGTAAACTCGCTAAGGAAATAAATAAAGGAAAAAAGAATGGCTGAGTCGTGGTGGTCAATAGCACTTGATCCAAACCACATCATCGCTGAGTTGTTGTGGACGATAGCGTTTGATTTCATTGTCGTAGCCTTCCTATACAATGTAGTGTTCAAGCGATACGTCCTTCCAAAGATGCGTAAGCAGATTCACGATGAGATAGACGCGGAACACGGTGTGACGCACGACCTGCCAACACAAACAAAGGAGTAACAAATGGATGACAAATACACAATTCGCCTACGCCCTGACGTGGTTCAGGAGTGGGTAAAGGATGCCAACGATGTAATGGACCGCATTACAGAGGGAACACCTATGTACAACTGGTATAAGGGACGCCGAGATGCTTGGCAAATGCTCCTGGACTACTTCGACACTGGAAGGAAATAGAAATGGGAATGGCAGACAACTACTACACTCCAAAAGACGATGATGGTTTGGAGTGTTACTACTGTGAGGGTACAGGTGAAGCCGATGGAGGTGATTGCCCGCAGTGCGACGGAGTAGGTTACGTAGACAGCAGTGAGATTTGTGGTCTGTGCAACGCATACCCTTGCCGCTGTGATGACATATATGACTCGTGGAAAGAACGCGACATGGAATGGTAAAGGAGATAAGTAATGGATCCACTAATGATTGCAGCGATAGCGGTTGGTATTGACCTGATCCTGCTCTACACAGCAATTGGTCTGTACCTCAAGACCACACGCGAAGCAAAGGAACGCAAGTACAAGTTTGCCCAGATGTTCAACAAGGCAAACCCAATTAAGTAAAGGAGATACACAATGCAGACATTCATGCCCTCTGTTAACTACACAGAGACAGCAAGTATGCTGGACAACAAGCGCCTTAATAAGCAAGCGCTAGAAGGCTGGCAGATTCTTATGAACCTGCTCGAGCTAGACCCCGAAGGCAATTACCGTGCTCCTAAAGGTTGGAGTAATCACCCCGCAGTTAAGATGTGGCGTGGCTACGAGTGGTCACTCTATACATACATCCAAGAGATGGTTAAGGAGTGGAAGCGACGTGGGTTTAAGTCAACCATTGGAGACAAAGCGACTAAAACGTTCCTTGTCTTTAATAAGCGACCACTAACACTCGAGCACCCTGATTGGCTCGAAGACATGCGCACATCAGACTCGGTTACATCAAGCCACCGCCTGGCCTTGCTTGTCAAGGACTACGAGTGGTACTCTCAATTCGGATGGGAAGAAGACCCTGGCTATCCTCCCGTCGATTACGAATACACCTGGCCAGTAGAGTAAAGGAGGGGCTATGCGCCTCAGCAGTAACAAGGACGTTAACGACCTCATCAAAGAGGCGCAACGTCAAGGATGGACAATCACCATGACTAGAAGCAACCACCTCAAGTGGGTGTCTCCTATGGGTGATTTCTTTTTCTCCTCAAGCACACCAAGCGATGGTCGCCGTGTGGTTAACAAGATCTCCCAGGATCTTCGCATGAATGGATTTATCCAGATCAAGCACAAGCAGTCTCGTAAGAAGCGATAGTAGTCTGTCTTAATTAAGACGATCACTAACCGAGTAAACTAGTAATCCCCCCTGGCTCTACTGCAGGGGGGATTGTTTGTGTTGGCTCATTTTTAGGACCTAATATGTTTCAAGCACAAAGGAGTGCTGTTATCAGATACTAGCCTTCTAGGTTGTTCTGGATAATTCTGGTTGTTTGATCCTCATTCAGAGGCTGTTGCATCTCCTTTAGAGCACTTGCTCGGTCTCCAAAAATAGCACTTAGCACGCCGCCAGAACTCTCTCGAGACGCGGTGATTTGTACAAACTCTTTGTCGGTTTCTAGGTCCTTCATGTTACCTACCAACTTAAACAAGCGGTCTATCTCCTGTGACACATTTGGGTCAGCGTAGCCGCCATTTAGCTCCTCTTGGAATCGCATGAATGCCACCCTTTGGCCCTGCATTTCAACGATTGTGGTCAACAACGCTTTCAATTGATCCTTTGTCTTAACCTCCACTGGCAGGTTAAATCCACAGGTACTTGCGGCCTTGAATGCTGGACAATTTGCTGCGACAAAACACGTGTCGCATTGTCTTACGCTCCCATAATTGGACTGAACAACTGGTACGTCCTTTAATACTTCACGCCCATCTTCGGTCTCTACAACGGTCTTCATGTTGTATCCAAAAACAGGCATCGAAATGACCTCTTGCGGGTCTCTTTGCGTAACTTCTGCTCCTTCAGGTTTCCGCTTTTCTAAACCACTGTTATTAGAAACCACCCCCCCTATTTCCATCAAACCTGTGTATAGGGTGTCATCACTGTTATCAGATACTTTATCGTTATTGGGTCGCTTTGCCATTGTCTTCTCTAACTGTAAATAGGACCAAACTGCTACTTTGGTTGCTTCCTTCGTGTCATCTTCTACGAACTTTGTGAAATCTAGCCCAGCTTTCTCCACGACTGTTTTGTAACGCAACCGTGCCTGGGCCTTCATTTTTTTTGGATACCTGGCCAATCTCGCTCCGTCGTACACAATGGTTTCTCCATTACGCATTGGCGACAACCAGGACAACGTGCTGACAGAATCAAACGGGATGCTTCGCAAATTATCTGGTTTTGCGGTCCCCAATCCGTGAATGCGTACATCGTACGCTCCTTTGATCCTACGGATTACGCTCGATAACACTGGCACACTATCAATCGCTGCGCCAGAAATGGCTACATTGCTCCACTCTGCCGCCCACTGTTCCAACAACGGAACACTGTACGCTTCGTGCCAAACTACCCACAATTTTGGATCGTTTTCATACACTGCGCGGTTTTGCACAATGTCGTGCAATCCCAATACTTGTGAATCAAATTCGGTGAACCCCTCGATGCGGTCGTAATTCATCGCGATGAACTCTTCGTAATCCGACGCGTAGGCTTCCAACTCTCCTTTGGACAGGTTGGCTTTGTCTGCCTGCGTTGCTCCGCTATCTACCCAAACTTTCATCTCTGGCAGGAAATGCTCACCAATCAGGTACGGTTTTGTTTTTGGCAAACCACGCTTACGGAGGCCCCAGTAATTCAACATTACGTTGTTTACTCCCATGGACTCCAACAGCGTCCTGTTGCTGGGGATTTCTACCCCACTAAAAATGATCTCACTCAAAATTCAACGCCTCCGTACGTGACAATCGGGCGTCTTGTGTCCTTAATGAATTTTGCTCTTCTATGGCCTTTTCAATATCATTCCATGCGCGCACTCTCTTTGGCGCATCTGGTCTGAACTCTGGCCGCGTATAACTTGGCACGCCAAACATCATCGCTGCGATTCCCTGCTCGAATGCAAATGCCCACAGTGTCGGATCATTTGTGATAAACAAATCCACTGCTCCAATTGAACGGGCAAATGTGATCTGTCGCTCGCCCAGCTTCTCATCAACCAGGCTCACGGATGAATCAATAATCTTATCAAAATCAACAATTTTGTTGACATCCAACCACTGTTGTGTTAACTTCGCGTCCAGCGGTGACATCAACGTGATTTTATTCCACGCACTTAACGACCCAACCGTGATAACCCCTTGGGAAATCGGTTGGTCGTTCGGGCCCCTCAGTACGCCATCTAAATCCACCAATATTTGCATTAATAATCCTCGTCATCAGCTCCATTGCAATCACACTTGCAATAATCGTCGGTGCATATGCCCTTCAGCAATTCGTGCCCGCACCAATGACAATAATCTGTTATGGACACTAATTGTTCCTATACAACGCCGCGCGGCGAACTAATGTGTCTGCGTCTGGCAACTCGACATGTTGCGTCAGGTTTGTTTTCATGTACTCACGAATGGCGCGCAACTTGTCAATTGTTCCATAACGCTTGCCCAACTGCCAACGATAATTGTTGAAATCGTTGTATCCTTGGCCCTCTGACGAAAATGCGATTGATCTATTTTCGTGAATCTCGTTATACAACGCGTTGGCCTGCGCAGCGGCCATCGTCATTTTGTTTTCCGCATTACGCTTCATAGGACCATTGGATGACATCTGAACATCCTGTAATGCTCCATTAAAACGGTTATGTGCTGACTCTGCCATTTCGGCATCGCGCTTTGCAATCTGATCCCACTCGGCGTTCCACATCGGTGTCTGATTTGGATCGGGGGTTACTGTCCAGTCGTCATGCTTCAAATCGTACGCTGCGTACGGCTTAATTGCACGGATATTTGTGGCTGAAGGATTAACATAAAACGTCAGCTCATAACCATTCCAGTTGGACGTCTGCAACTGCAGGTTTTCGTGAAACTCTTCGTTGAGTTCCGCTGCAATTTCTCTGTCTGACAACCCTGTAAACTCTGGGTTTGCCTTACGGAATTGAATAAAATTTACCCCAACCAGGCAATCTAGGTCACCTGGTTCTCGGGCAGCCTCCCACTGGTATGAAACACCAGACCCAGCTAACCACGGTTGCGCCCACAGTTCTGGGTGTCGGTAATGGAGGTTTAGGAAATCCATCAACAGTGCCATTATTCCTTGGCGCACCCACGAACGGAGGACCCGCCCTTCAAAAAGGGTCGGGTCCAACGTGGTCGCTGGGTGGCTGAAATAACTTGTCGGGTATACAGTCATGTAACCAGTTTATTCGGTTACGGATGCGCTTTCTGGGTCAATCCCGCGCTCCTTCAGCTTCTCTTTAACAGCCTCAGCTGGCGTAGGCTCCTGGGCCCCCTGCAAAACCGACAACAGTGCGATCATGATTCGGTCAGTCAACTGAGAATTCTCAATCTCCTTTACCAACGCAGCTGATGTAGTCAACACGTCATAAACGGTTGCGGTACGCTTTGCCTCAATCTTTGTTTCGGGCTGCTCGAGGTCTGCCGTAAACGTTCCGTCGGTGAATACCGATACAACGAATACTGTGTCTACTTCTTTTTCTGCCATTTTTTGCTCCTATATATTAATCGTACAATCCTGCCAGCATACGTCGACGCTGTAGGACCATGGAATGAACGGGACAAAAATTACACGTGTAAATCTTTGGTCCGTCCAAGTGTTCGGGTTTTGGCAGATTCAGGTCTGCTCTTTCCTTTGCGGTGTTTGGCAACAGGCGCTTTGAATCGCTCTGGTAATCACTGCAATCCTGTTTTGGGCTGTTGTGGCGTTTCCAACAATCCATGGCGTCCTGTGCAAACGTCATCTTTGTGTCGTAAAACGACTTTTCAGGGTCTAGGTCATCCAAACCACGTGATCCTGCGCCCAAATTATCCAGAACTGCTTTGCGCTGTTCTCCATTAGCCCACGTCTTAACTGGTACTTTAAACAGTTTACCTACGTGAGGTTCCCCCGATGGGAACTTGTGCTTCTCGAGAGTGATCTCGAGGAGGTAATCGCGGTCTGATGGGCCCTCATAATCGGGCAACTCTTCCCATGTTTCACACACTAAACAGCGCAGCAAACGAATAACGGGCCCATCGATCTGTTTAGATCCGATGAGGGGTTTACCTGCAGGGTCAACCAATCCAGCCAAAATATACTCCTATGTGGTGTTACGAATTACTTTACCGTGTTTATGCCTTTATGGCAACTAAACTCTTACTTTTTATCGTCCGTGTACGGTTCGCCGTTCCACTGGATATCTGCCCACCTGCTGGCAATCGGCTTTTCACCGTCGTAGTGTGCCACCACGTGCTCCCGTGCTGCTGGCCACTCACCTAAATTAATTCGTTTTGCGTTGTGCGCCTCTACGAGATCACGGGCGAGGGCTTTAAAATACAGGTCCTTACGGCCCTCATCGTTGTCTCGTGCCACAACTACTTCCCAGGGTTTACGCGCGACTCTGCGGGTGCCTCTGATGTTGCAAAACCGTAACCGTAGAACGGGTGGAGGGTCTGACGGTTTTCCATGGTCTTTTCGTTACCAAGGATGTCTTCAACCTCTGTGTTTGGGCGAATCTTACGGTACTTACCGTCAGTTGCTCCTTCAGCAAGGCTTTCGTTCATTGAACGGCTGGTGTTAACTGCCATTTTTCAATCCTTCGTTTTTCTTTTCAACCCAGTTGTCAAGGTGTTTTGTGGGATCGACGTATGCCGAATCCAAGATTTCTGGCGAAGAAAACTCGCCTGTTCCTTTAAGTGTAGCATCGTGCTCTACGGATGCGCTGCGCAAGTAGTGTGAGGCTACCCGCATTGCCTCGTCTGCTCCATTGCCAGTGTGCTTACCGATTGCAACGGCGCGTGCGTGCTGATACGCACTGTTTGCGTTCCTGCGAACACGTGCGGTTGTTCCTTTACGCATCAGCTCTGCTGCGGTATTCATGATCTCAATTGGATCAGAACTAATCATTATGCTAACCGCCCCTTTACACGGCGAGCAGCCTTGGCGTCATTGCAAGGTGGGCAAAGGAGCGAACTCATTGCCTCAACAGGGTTAAGGATTACACCGCAGGTTGGGCAGGGGGCTGATCCTCGGTAATTTACCTGGTTTTGTGCAATCTTCCATGCCTGCAGCTCTAGTGTCTCTGCACCGTCTCCATCAAACACTACTGTCCACCTCCACTAGGACGCGCTGTTCTAGCACGGCGGTCATCCACGATGTCCTGCGCTTTTTTAGCCACTTTACCCCCCATGCGAACCATGTTTGCCTCAGAAAAACGGTTCGCAGGTACTGCTTCGTAGTCACGATCTCCACCGATGCTTTCATCGTTGTCTACCTCAGTGGGGATACCTGTGGTGCGTGCTAGGTGCTCAAACCACGCTTGACGAACGGTGTCCAGATGGCGACGAGCATTTTTCAACGAAATGTTTGGGAGTGCCTCATCCGAAGAACTCTTCAACCAGTTTTCCTTGTTTGGGGACCAGTCATCGCTCAGGATTCCTGCACCCCGATTACCTCCTATAGAACGGAGAGTACTGTTGGACGTGTGCCCTGACGGCATACCAATTTTAACCCTAGGGGATTGATCGGGGTTTGCTTCTGCGAGTGTCAGTGCGTTTGACAGGTGGTCACTTGCCTTGGTCAAATACTTGGTTGCGTTTACAGGATCCACAGCCATAATGGCTGAACGGTGTAACGCAAGTGCCTTGTGAAACTTTTCAAGGCTATCAACGGCAGGTGCCATACGCTGGCTTGCCTCGTCGACCACGGGGACTCCGCCAACCATGTCACGCTCTGGGGGAATTCGTACCACTGCGCGAGTTTCTATTCCTTTTGCATATGGAACTTTTGCGGCAGCGACCGACTCTACGGGCTTATCAATAACAGGACTAACTCCTGCAGCGCGAAAAACACGCTCTCCCAGCTCATTTGCGATCAGCTCGAGAGCATCTCCGTGTTGCATGTTTTCACGGAATGCTGCGTGACCAGCGTTGGCCATTTGCCGTGAGATTCCACTACGGTTTCCCCCTGAAGGAATTGGGGAGTAACCAGGGGTATTATTCAGCACTTCCTTCAAACGTGCCGCTGCAATTTCTGGGTCTTGTGATTCAGCCATGATTACTTCTTAAAGAATTCGGGGTGAGTTTGGGGAGTAGGTGACGGTGCTTTGGTAGCGTCAATTGCCTTTGTAATACGCTGACCCTTGGTTGTTTTCTTTGCTGCGGGCTTCTTAGCCGCTGGCTTCTTTTCCGCAGGCTTCTTGGCTGTAGACTTCTTGGCTGCAGGCTTCTTAGCTCCTTTAGCCACTGCTGATCTTTCAGCAGTTGCAGGGGTGATGTCACCAGACATAGTTGCGGCCAGCTCGTCGCGAGTCTTTGGAATCTGTCCAATTGAACGAGGACCACCACTGGGAACAGGTTCGGGTCGGAATCCAGCTTGACGCTGATCCCAACGAATGCTCTGCTCCTTCTCCAGCTGCTTTTTGATTGCGTCTTCATCGCGCTCTTCAACAGGCTTTTCAGGAGCTTCAATTTCAACGTCCTCGGCTTTACGTCCAATACCAGACTGGGTAACGTTGGGAGACTCTTTACCGAGAGACGCAACGTGGACTCCACGGTTTACTACAGGAACAGGTGTGGCCTGGACTGTCTCGGGAGCAGACTCTCCTGTTCTCCACTGGACCTGTTCCTCTGACTCTGCACCAGTTCCAGAACGCTGACCGTCGATATCCATCGGTAGTCCCTTTTCGCGACCACGAAGTCGGGAAGTTGATAGTCCTTTAGAACGCTTAATAAACTCTCTAATGATGTCCTTTGGAACACCTGAGAAGTCTGGGTGGCCTTCTTTAATCATTTTACGAGCGATGTTGAGCTTTTCCTTCATACCCTCGTCGGCCAGGTTAAACGTGTCTTCGCTTCCGTTTAGATCAACACCTGTTGGAACGTGTGTGATCTTGTACATGGTTTTTCCATTAGCGTCCTGGGATGTCTCAACCTTAATCTTGGGGCCCAGGTCAGCAGCATGAACAATCGAGGCAGGAATCGGGTTAGTTTTAACTGTCTGAGTACGCTCCGACACCTTACCTGCACGGTTGAACTTGACCTTTGCGTCACGCTTAGCAATCTTCTCAGTTTCATCCAGGTTTAGGGGAGAAGGCGCGCGCCCTACGGCGTCTGCAACGTGAACGTACTTGTTAACGGGTTTTTCTCCTTTAACAGACAGTTCATCTCCACCACCGTAGGAAAGTTGCTGGTGAATGTCCTTAATCGTGGCGATGTGCTTTACCAGCTCTTTACGAGCAAACTCACCTGCTTCACGACCAGATACGATCTTTTGCTGTGTTGCGCGAACTCCGCCAGGAGTCGGGCTGTCAGAGAAGTCGAGGGCAACCCGCGGGAGATGCTGTTGGCCCAGGTATCCCTTGATACGGTCAAGGGCGGCCATCGTCTTAACAAGGCGGGCGGCCTGTGTCTGAATGTGCTTGTGGACTTCAGGAGCACCGTATGCGAGGGTCGGTGATGCGGTCCACTCACCATTAGCGTCAAGGATCTTTCCCACCTGCTGTCCGCGACCATCTGTCACAGTATTGTCAGCGGTTGCTGCCGCTGGGGTGTGGGTAATTGATCGAATGTGCGCGGCAAGGCGCTGAGCTGCGCCGTGTACCTCAGTGAGGGTTTTGAGTGGACTTTGATATAGCGCACCCGAGTCAGTGTTGGCGAGTTCTGATGCCAGGCTTGGTTTTTCGGGCTCGCGCTCTGTGTTAACTGCGGTAAAGGAGTTGGGGGTTGCCTGTTTCTTTACCCAGTTCTTCTGGGCATCGGCCAGATATGGCTCGGCCGCTGCGTTTTCCGCTTCTTGCTCTGGGGTTAGCTTATTGCGCTTTTTACCCGTGTGACGAGTGTGCGGCAGTGAGTAGCCACTTATCTCGTCAAAGTGAAGGAGGTCTTTTCCGCTCTTCTTGCTGGCAGTCTTTGGGGATTTGTACCCCTCAAGACCACGCCACTGAGGCGAACTCTGGTCTTCTGGAAGAGCGGTGTACTTGGTTGGGTGGTACTTGGTTCCATCAACCGCGTAAGGTTTGGTAGGAATGTGGCCTTCCAACCCTTCCCAGTCCTCGTGTGATCGGTCGGATGGCAGGGGGAAACCTGTCCTGGGGTGATATGGGAGGCCGCCCTGGAAGAACGGACGAGTCCTGTCGATGATAATATCCTGGGGAACATGGGCTTCCCAGTTGCTGTGTACGCTCATATCACGTTCTGGAGCCTCTTCGGCACGCTGTCTACGAGCTTCGCGTTGAGCTGCCTCTGCGTCCTTCAGGGTTTCAAAAGCCCCCCTAAACGTACCGTTTCGCGAGCTGCCTCGACCTGTCATGCCCTGAACGATTTCTTCATTTTGGGCAGAGGTTCGTTCCGCGTTTTCGGCTCGTTGCTGCTCCCTTACACTACGCTGTTGCTCCTGCTCGGGAGTAGCGGGGCTCGAGTCAATAGTGAGTCCTTTGCCTTGACCGCGAGGTGCAGTATTTGCGCGAATCGCGTCAATCTCGGCCTGATGGGCTGCCAGCATTTCTGGAGTCTTTCGACGTCCTCTGTTAAGAGACTCAAACTGACGCTGCTTAGCGTCAACCCGACGCTCGTTATCTGCCTTAATAAGCTCTAGCTGTTTTGCACGCTTTTCGGGATCGTCATACTTTTCGGAAAGAGAAATCTCATTACCCTGGGGTTGGAAAATGCTAATTCTGCCGCCGAGTTCGTTTGTGGGGGTAACAAACGGCTTAGTTTCTTCGCTAGATTCCCCAATCTCTGGCATAACACCAGTACCTGCAGCAACTCCTGAACGTCCAAAAATGGCACGCTTAGTAAGCCCCTTTTCCCAAAGAGCTGCTCCCGTGCTATCAGGTTTCCCAATGCTTCGGTCGCGGTCTTTAACGCGGGCAGGCTCCCTGAGTCGACTAGGTAATGATGCCCCAATGCCGCCTACTCTTACGGGAGTCGGCTTTAGTGCCTGGCCCTTTTCGTCTGTTCCAAGTCGGCTCATAACCTGGTTGTAAATGTGGTGAGGGATAATGTGCTTAGGCCATGACTGGATGTCGGCGGATCGGACCTCACCGTTTTGAGGGTTGTACGGAAGCCTATTTCCCTGCTCATCCGCGTGAAATGCACTGTGAGTAACACCAGAGGATGTGGGTGCTTGATCGGCCGTGCGAACACGTGCAACGACCTGACTAATCAGGGCCTCATCGGGGTTGCGACCTGCAGCTGGCTGCTGTGAGCCACCGTCTTCGCTCCCTGCGCCACCGCGTGCTTGGTGAAATGCGCCGCTAGTACCAGCCATATTAGTTTGCTCCTAAATCATTGCGGCTGCTACCACTGTAGCTGCCAGCTCCTCCAGAATACCAGGAAACACGGGGCTCCACATAGTTTCTGTCAACACTTACAACGTCATCAATCTCGGGTTGAGTTCGATCTCCATAACCAAATCTGGGGGGAAACAACTGGATCTGTGGAATGTTTGGCCTAACAATTTCTTGCAGTTTTGCTCCAGGAATGGTAGCAACGGCGAGTGCTTGCTGTGTCAACCGCTCTTCATTTGACGACCACGGTCCGTTGTACGTCCATCGAGGATTGCCATCAGGAGTAGTAACGCCCTGTTGCCAGGGTTTGGTGTAATCGTATCTTCCATCAAACTGAGACATTATTCGCCCTCATTCCATGGAAGTTCCTCAAACTTCTCAAAGTCAATGTTTGATTCAGAGAAACCGTACATCTCTGGTTCGGGGTTAAGTGGGCGCAAGTGATCAATTGGTGATTCGTGGCGGTAATACTCCGACATCGAGTTTTGGTGTGGGTGCTCAAACCCCTCATAGTTCCCAATATCAAACATCTCATTAGGCTCGATACGCCAATCTTCATAACGATTCAGACGAAGGGCGTTATAGCTGTCGTGATACGGGCTGTTGTGATTAAAACTGCTAGATACTTTGCGGCCCATCATGATTACGCCCACCTAGGCTTTAGGTAATTCAACTGGTTGGCACGCTGCACGTTAATGGTTCCAGGAGAGTCGGAACGCATGTTGGACTTACCATCATTAACAAGGTGAGGAGCGGGGGTGAGTCGGATGTCCTGTGTGTAACGTTTGGTTGCCCACACCGTAACGCCATTAATTTCTACTTGTTTTGCCTTCATCTGGCGCTGAATGCTGGTTTGATCGTTGAAGTCGGGGCTCCAGTAGTAGGCGGACGGCTCGATGCGCTCACCCTTGTGCACACCACGCTGATATGCTTTCTGGTTGACCCTATTCTTAATGGAGTCAAGGAGGCGGTCATCACGACGCGAACGAATTGTTCCCAGGTACCCATCAGGATACTCGGCTGAAGGAACGCGGCCCGTGCCAATACGGATGGCATCCAGATCACCTCGAGCTACGGGGCCACCGTAACCGCCTTGGTTGTTGTATCCGTTTAGTCCATTACCACCAATAGACTGCCAGTTTTGCTGGGGGCTAAAGTTATTGACTGCACCAGCCATTACTGTGCTCCAATACTTCCACCAAAGACTGTTCCAGAAGTGTCGGCAGTATATGCGTTCGGGTGCTGGCGTTCTTTAGCAATATCACTGCTGTAGAAATTAAACGCAGTAGACTGACGAGTAAATTTGCTACCTGGTCGAACAGTCGGGCCAACCTGGCGGTAATCGTCAATACTAGAAACGTGGTTAGCAGCAGACACGGGCGACAAGCGTAGTGTTGCTTCTTTAGGCCCAAGAACCCGCATTTGACTACCCGAAGTAACGTTGTGAGCCATTTCCATGTTAATGTTCCTTAACGTTGAGGGGCCTGGTATGTGCCAGAGCTGAGGGTGTTTGCTCCAAGAGGCATAAACCCAGTAACAAAACGCGCGTCCATATCGCGATCAACTGGGTTCCCAGTAAACTGGTTAACGCTTAGAGGACGTGGGCTGCGCATAGAGGCCACGTTAATGTCCCGAACACGCTGAACTCCGCTATCACTGCTTACTTCAGGATTAGCGGAATTGGGGTTAAACGTGGAGCTGGTAGCGTCCATGCCAGTAGAAGGCATACCCTACCCCTTAGTAAGCGGCCTGAATACCAGATTCGAAGTTCGGGTTAGTACGGCCCTGTACAGAAGGAATGACACGGGCGTTAGCCATTGTCGGACCTGCTGCGGGGTCAACCTGAACGAACGTCGACTTGGGCTGAACGCGGAAAGTAGCACCAATATTTTCAATGTTGGCACGGTTCTGCTTTGAACCTGCACCTGTAGGATCAGCAGACTTGACGTTTTTGCGAGGCATCTGAGTGCCTGCAGTAGGCATAACAGGGGTAAAGGAGGGCATGTTGCTCTCCGCTGCTCCTACAGAAATGCGGTGGCTGCCAGCTGCAGCTGCCTGTGCGTGAGCCTCATCTGAGGTCTGGTGTGAACGTGCCATGCTGGTACCTGCTGCTTCCAAAGGGTTTGAGGGGATTCCGCTACGACGACGCATTGCGTGTCCCACACTGTACTGAGTTGCCATGGATAACTCCTTCGCTTATATCTAGGATAAGCTATTTTTAAGACGCGTAAATGGCAAACACAATCGCGGAGATCTCTCCGTCACGTGATTCGATTGTGGCAAAACCTGGGGTGCATGTGAGGTTAAGTCCTCGAGGGCCTACGTATCCACGTGCAATTGCCATAGCTTTGACTGCCTGGTTAACCGCACCTGCTCCTACGGCACGAAGCTTTACGCTTTTGTTTTCGTAGATTGCGTGTGCAATTGCGGATGCTACTGATTGTGGATTAGATCCAGCGCTTACTCTGAGTACAGGCTCTTCGGTGGACGGCAGGATGGGGGTTTCTTCGGTCACGATTTGTGGTCCTTTAGTGTTCGGTATGAGTGCGCCCGCCTCATCACTAAGGATACAGGAGTTAAAGGATTGTGTCGCGGTATTTAATATCAGTTATTTTGTCAATAACTTCTTGCTCAATTTTATCAATAGCGTGTTTACCAGCTAAACGTCCAAGAGAATACGCGTCTGCGGCATTATCATCATTGAACTCTACGCCCCACCTCTTATAGATCTGTAGGAGCATCTCTTGCTTCTTTGCAGTGCCCTTACCTGTCGCGTACTTCTTCAAAGTCATAGGGGGAACCTGTAAAGGGGTCCTTAGAGTTTGATCCAGGGCAGGGAAGTAGTTGTTGGACTCAAAGAAGTACTCAAAAAAGAAAAGCTTAACTGTTGCAGCGAGCTCACCGAGTACTAGGGCAGACTGGGATGCAAGAACAGTACCCTCCATAGCAACATCTATGGGGGTGTTTCCGTTGAGTTTAAGGTAACTAAAACGGCTGTGTAGAAAAGTTTGGATATCGTCCAAACGCTGGACACCAGAGTAATTCGATTTGTAGACCCAAGTCATGTGCTCCGAAGGAGATTCAACGGAGACCGCCGAGAAAGCGAACCCTGTCAAAGATTGGTCTATACCTATAGTTACTTGATGTTCTTTTCGAAGGCCTCCGTTGAATTCCTTCACGATTAGTCTACCTCTTCAGTTAGGGGAAGTGTGGCCATCTCGTGGAGGTCACCCGCAGGAACGGCAAAGTTCTTGTGACCGTATGGGGCTTTGTACTGGTTTCCAGTAATAATTTCATAACCACGCATCCAACCAATTGCTCGGAAGGGAGGGGCAGCGTATCCGTTTTCAGGATCACGACGAGTCTTTTTCTCTGGACCACCAACCATCAGGATATAAATCTGATTTGGGTCATCTACACCGAGCTTAAATCGCAGAGCGTATTTAGGTCCGTCTTCTCGCTCTTTAGAGAAGGAGTATCGGATCTCGTAACCTGGAATGTCCAATACAGTGTGAAAGGTATTTGCGTGTGGCTCAAAATCATCCATGCCCATCATTCGGGCTGCTGCGATTTCTGACGCTGCACAAATCATGTGCTGCCAGGTTTCCCAGATATCGCCTTCGCTGTAGTTTCGATTACGCTCAGGTTGGCCTAACATGGGGAGCTGTCGTTCCCAGCCAACTCGAGCAGCTGTTGCCTCTTCCTGTGGAGTGAGGCTGTACATCCAGTTATTCATTACCAGTCCTTTGAGGTTAAAGTTTCAATAACACCTTTGATAAGATCTGCGGCGTAAGAATCTGTGACATTTGAGACCATCTCTTCTAGGAAAACCACGATCTCATTGCGCTCGGTTCGCATACCTTCAACAAACCAAGATAAAGACACAAAGTCTTCGTCAGGGCTAGTCATTGGGCCACGTTCCTTCAAGAACCATCATTGCAATGATCGAGTAGTTTGCCAGGTCCAGGAAGGAGTCACGGAGGCTCTCATTCTCTGGTGTTGCACCGTTATCAATCAGGTGATTAATACGAGCAAGCTTGTCCCACATGCGAACACGCAAACCATTCAGGGGGCCACCAGGGCTTTGAGAAATGTTCTTGGGGCCGTAGTCCTTGTGCTTCTGTAGCAAGACTGCTTTAGCGTGCTGAAACTCCTGCTGTACAGATTCGTTGAACTCTTTGTTGGGGTCGTAATTGCGGATGCGCTCGACCAAGAACTCTGGAAGATCGTCGATTTCTCCCAGTCGTTTGTTCTCCTTAATCCATTCGCTGATGTCTACTGTTGCGGGGTCAATGCCCTGCTCCTGCAGTTCAGTGAAAATCTCTTTCATCTTGCCCATTAGTAGTCCTTTCGTATTGCCCAAGATTCGTTTGAGCGTCGTGTAATTTCTCGGCTTACGAGTGAGAGGTCTCGCTCGTGATTGGAGAGAAGCATCTCTACCAACTTACGATAAGCGTACTTCTCTTCGTAATCGTTGTCAAGGTCGACAACATCCTGGCTTACGGCGATCTCTGCTTTTACGGCAGTGATTCGTTCGCCCTTAACTTGTGCGCCCATTCTTTTTACAAGGAGGGTGTTCTCTAGGTAGTCCCGCTTCTTTAAAGCTGCCCGCTCTTCTAGCTGTGCCATGGTCAACTGTGAAGCAATGTAGTCGGTCCAGGAAGTCAGCTCTGTAAACAAACGCCCTAGTTCGTCTGAGGAGATGTCTGTAATATCGGCAGGGAGCCGTACTTGATCTCCTTCGGGGCGATGAAAAGCAAGGCCCCATCCTTCAAACTTTTTTACTGCACTCATGATGTTCCTACGGCCATACAGGCATAGCTTTAATAAGGTCGATAGCTCCTTGGGCGGCGGCAACACCGTCTAGGGTAGCAAGGATGCGGTTACGCTCAACCTCAGCACCGTGTTCAGCACCCTTATTAAAAGAAATGCTGTTTGCTTTTAAATTGGCGCTGTAAACGTCTTTTTGCCAGTCTTCCATTTGTTCCATTAGTTGTTCTCCTCTGTGTACGGTTCGCACTGCTTGCAAGTGCCTCCAGGGTTGTTGTTGCAATCAGGAGCAACACCTGCATCTACAGCATCTACGATAAATTGCGCCTTGTCAAACACGTGGCGTACCAGTTCAAAGTCTGCTTTTACCGAAAACTCTTTGTAAGACTGGTCTGCTTTAAGTTCGTATAAGAATACGATCTCGTTGATTGGATTTCCCATACGCTTCATCAGTTCCAAGTAAACCTGACCCTGCATGATGTGGTCTGAGAACGGGCGGCGTACGTTGTTCCACGCCTTCATGAAGTCTCCATCAGCATCCATAAACAGGTTTGGCGCTGATGAGCGGATGGTTCCTGGGCCGATTGACTTGATCTCGATCAGGGTGTCGTCACCGAGGCCCTTGATCCATCCGTCTGTGTGTCCCTTGATGCGCAAGTTATCGTCCTTTAGGGTAACCTCGGCATACTTTAGTTTGTACCCAGGAGCTCCGCACTCTTCACACGCCTCAGGAGATGTCCCCCAGGTCATGTGATCACATCGGTCACACTGGAAGTTACCGTGAAGAACGCCCATCTCCTGGAACCAGTTCTGCCACTTAGCGTGAATAGCGTGACCCTCGTCAAAGATGCTCTGCAGGCGTAGCCCAGGCTTTTCAGCAATCTTGGTGCGACCACTTAAAAGGAAATACGAAGCTCGCTTACAAAAGTCTTTCTTAATCATTTCTGACGGGTGAAGGACAGTCGTAGAACGGTCTCCTACAGGTCGCTCTTGCAGGTGACGCTCAATGTCACCTAGCAGGCGATGTGGTTTAGTTTTTGCATTAAGAAAGTTTTTTAGATCCGATTTTACTACTGCCATTTTTTTGCTCCTTTTTATCCAATTGAAAGACGTATTCTTCCAAACTCATTTGGTTTTTGAAACTTCGATTCCATTTACGTACAAGGGCGTTTCGTTCTCTGTGACTCATTCCGCCCCAGATGCCGTGCTGCTCGTTATCCCTAACTGCCGACAACAAGCACTCGGCCCTAACTGGACAGGGTGACTTACCGCCTTCACCTAGACAATACGTCTTGGCTTCTGTCGCTATTTTTTTATAGAGATCTTTATCCCGAGGGGGGAAGAAGATGTCTGGATCTTCAATATTACGGCATCTGGCATCTTCTGTCCAATGCTGGTATTCAATCACGGTTTGCTTTATCCCAAATCTCTAGGAAATCGGTCTCTGCAAGGATGACGTAATCTTCGCCGTCCAAATGGATTCCGAAAACAGGAAGACGACCATCCATAAACGCCTCTGTACTGATCTTCTTCAGTTCAGCTGAGCTAATGGTCTTGGTCTTTTTCCCAGTCCACTTGTGTTCAATGAGGAGCCCTTCTCCTCGAACATCTCCTTTACGTGACCAGAATGCCCCAGAAGCAGCGGTAGTCTGCCCACCTACCGCCTTAGCGAGTCGTTTCTCGTGCTTCTGGGACTGCTTTTGTCCCTCACTCTTCGACAAGTCGACCATCCTTATAAGCGTCGATAATGCGGGGAATGAGGAACATGATCCATTCACGGCTAACACAGGCGTCGCACCCACAAAAAGGCTGCCCTGAAACGGTCTCAAAGCCGTCTAGAGCGGGGATATCTTCCTCAGCGTAGGCGGACTCCCAACAGGCGTCCATGTACTCCTGGAAGGCGCGTGAGAGCTCCAGAGCCCACTCTGCGTCTGTGTGAGAGTAGTTAGCCATCGATAGTCTCCATGGTTGGGGTGTCGGTAGTATTTAGGACCTTGTCGCGAAGCTCTTCAAACAGATCTACTTCTTCTCGAATAGAGTTTGTTAGGTTTTCTACGCCCTGCCACTTACGCTCTCCGTAGTAAATCCAACCGCCCTTGCGGTCAACAATCTCGAGAACAATAGACATCGCGGCAATCTCTTTAGCAGTGTCAAAATCTCCTGCATCGTAAACTCCCAAAGGAGCAAAGTAGAAGTCTACAAAAGCGGTACGTGATGGCGGTGCAGTTTTGTTCTTCAAAGTCTTGAGGGCAATTGTTTGACCCACACGGACCTTGTTACCTGCGGGGCCAGTCTCGATGTACTCCTTACGACGAACCTCAGTACGAGTGAAGTATGCGTAGTCCTTGCCCTGGCCACCAGGAGTGGTTCGGGGGTCACCGTGCATGACACCGATCTTCATGCGGTACTGGTTAATAACAATACCCAGAATTGGACGCTCTGCCTCTACCATGGATCGCTTCATTGCGGCCCCAGCTTTACGGAAGAACTTGTTGGTAATAAGTGCGCCACGACCCACAGTCATCTCGTCCATAGTCTTCTCGTCCTCTGGTCCAGGGACAAGAGCGGGAAGGGAGTCGATAACAATCGCGTCTACCGACTTTGACTCAGCAAAGGCGAGTACAGCATCGTACGCCTCTTCCATGATGTTGGTCTCGATGACAATGACACGGCTAGTGTCTACACCACACATCTCTGCGTACTCGGGAACCCACTGCTCTGCGGCTACCCAGACTGCAACAAAGTCAGGATTAATGGATTGGTTAGCGGCGATAGTCTTAAATGCAATAGCCGTCTTACCGTGGCTTGGCTCGCCTACAAGCTCGTTCCATTGGTTAGTAGGAAATCCTCCACCAAGGATGTAGTCGAAGGTTGTGGAGCCTGTGGTGGCTCGTTCAATAAGGTCGGATCGAATGTCCTGACCAATTACTACAGATCCTTCACCCAGTTTTTTATTGATCTGGGCCATGATCTTTAATGCTTCGGGATTTATTGCCATCTTCATTTTGCTCCGTATAATTGTTAGTTATTAAGTTCTAGTTAAGTCTACCGATAATTCCCTGAGGATTCCAGTTGCTGGCCCCATCGTTACCTAGCGAGGCTCTTGCTGGGCCGTCTACACGGGCAGTAGAAAGATTTCCGTAACGGCTACCAGATTGAGATACTGGATAACCACAGTCGAAGCAGCGAGCCGTTAAGCTGGCGTCGTTTGGCTTCATGTAGTTTCCTGAGCCGCATTCAGGACAAGTTTGAGTCTGTGATGCGCTCTGCACACGCCCAGCAGCAGGCTGTTGCTGCTGGAGCGTGGGCATCGGCGTCATAGGCTGCTGAGACGGCGGCATGGGGGGAGTGGGGTCAGGACGATACTGAGGCGTCTGTGCCCCTCCATTAAGTTTACTGGCCCACCAGTCGGCGTTACTCATTTATGCTCCTAGTTGTTACTGGCAGCTCTCACACTGGAAGGCATCCATCGGGTCGACGGGGACCGCGTAGTTGCCGACAGTGTCGTTTGAGCTGAAGGTGTTTGTTGACTCATTCATATTTTACTTGTACTTTCTTGGAATTTCCAGTAGGCCCATGTCAATGAGTTGCGAAACCGAACCCATTAACGCGGATAGCGAGACTTGTTCCATCATCTTTCGGCTTTCCCACCAGATTTCGGATGGGATTTCTCCCAGTTCATCAGGTAAGTTTTCTTTTTGAAACTCAATTGCTCCTTCAGCTAGAAGGTGCACCTGAGCAAAGAGTAAAGGAACAAGATAGGATATTTTTGCGATTCGCTTGTCGCTCTCTTCCTCTTCGCGCTCCATGACCTCATCGCTTATCGCAGCACATCCGAGGATAACGCTCAGTTCATGAGCGTTGTTAATCTGCGAGTCAAGGATAAGTCCACGAATGCGATTCGTAAGATCAGCCAGGGTAATTGCCGTTTGTTTTTTCTTTTTAAGCCACATTATTTTGCTTCACCCCACTTGTTTACGATCTTAACGTCAGCAATTAGAGGGACGGTAATCTGGGGAAGACGAATGCCTTCCATAGACTCACGGATAGCCTCTGCTACTTGTTCCGCTTTGTTTTCTGGTGTAATTGTCACAAGTTCATCGTGTACCGTAAGAATCACGTTTACGTCGGTCTCATTCACGAAGCAGGAGTGTGCTCTCACGAGCGCCAACTTCATAAGGTCCGCTGCTGATCCTTGAATCATAGTGTTAAATGCTTGACGTTCTGCACGACCAAGAGCCGAAAAGTCCTTGGTGTTCAGTTCTGGAATATAGCGACGACGGCCAAACATGGTCTCTACAAACGGGATTTTTCCCGCTTGTTTTGCGTCACGTATGACCTTTGCCTTGTACTTTGCAATTGAAGAAAATCGCTCCTCAAATCGATTAAGGAGGTCTTTTGCTTCTTTTACAGTACAGCCGATGGAGGCTGCGATCTTGTCTGGACCCACCCCGTATGAGATGGCCAGAACCAAAACCTTACCAGCCTTGCGATCTACTCCCATGGTATCACCAATGGTTGTGTAGATGTCTCCACCCGATAGGTAATTCTCAATCATGACGGGATCTTGGGAGAAACTCGCGATAACTCGCGGTTCAATTTGAGAATAATCCGCTACAACAAGCTTGTATCCAGGGGGAGCAACAAATAGATCACGGACCAGTTTTCCGTACTCTCCTGAAGAAGGAATGTTCTGTAGGTTAGGGCCACTGGAAGAGAATCGACCAGTGTCTGCGCCATCTGCACGGAAGTTAGTGTGAACACGTCCGTTTATGAGGAGACTTTTACGTTCTGTAATCTTTTCTTTACCCTTAGTCACTCGCTTAACTTCACCGCCAGTGTAGGGAGTTACGTAGGTAGTCATCAACTTGTTGAGGTCTTGGTACTCCAAGATTGCGTCAACTAAAGGATCTTTACCTCGATAAAACTCGAGTGCCTCAGCAGAAACCGAGTAATGAGTGTGGCTAGGATCGTCACCGTTCTTCATAGCCTGGTATCCCTTAGGAGTAAAGGCAACTTTAAGCTTCGGATTTGGCGCGGGCAGTCGTGGAGATTCTCCGCCAAACAACAGCAGTTGCTTTTCTGGAACTGAGTTGATTGGGAAAGGTTTGCCTGCCTCTTTATAGACTCGGCCCTCTGCCTCTACCTTACCTCGCTCTACCTCTTTGGCAAGAGTTTCCAGGGCATCCTGGTCGATGTAAGCGCCAGTCAACTCCATATCGCAAAGTGCTGACAGCACGTCCATCTCAAGTTTCCACACACGCTTGAGGTTGCCCGTGATCTGTGGCTCGAGCGCCTTGTATAGTTTCCAGGTAACCTCTGCGTCAATTCCCGAGTACTTTGCAACATCGCTGAAGGAGTATAGGGCTACGTTTTCTCCAATGCCCTTCTCAACTTCAATGCCCAGCTCACGCTTTACACAAGCTGCCAGGCTCACACCAGATCCAAACTTAACCAAGTTGTTGATAATAAATGCAGCCATCATGGTATCAAAGTGGGGCTTTGAGGGTACCTGGCCCTTGTAATACTTGGCTACAGACTTAAGGTCGAACTTAGCGTTGTGTGCAATCTTGAGAGCAGAGCCAAACATCAAAGGCTGAATAGCGTCGAATACCTGCCGTGGGGTGAGTTGTTTTGGTGGCTCGCTGAACTTGGGAACCCACTTTGATTGGTCCTTTGAGTAGTGCGCGTCAGTAAGCGGCTTGCCCTCAGCAAGGCGACGGACTCCAGGAGTGAGCAGTGGCTTGTCCCAGCCCTCTAACTCACCGTTGGGGTGACCCATTGGGATTACGTCTACGTGGATCTCTCCATTGATTTCAGTGGAAAAAGAAACCCAACACACGTCGTTGATAACGGGGTACAGACGGTCATCCCCGATGGTCTCTACGTCCCATGCAAATGCGGGAACTTTGGAGTAGCGACGGACAAAGTCCTGAAGTTGCTGCTCAGTTGTAATGATATTCATAATGCCCTCTAAATGTGAATAGGGGGGGCCAGAGTGAAAGGAGGAAAGTCTCTGGCCCCCCTGATGGTGACTGGTTAGGAAACGAGTGAACGTGCCAGCGTCAGAAGTTCTTCGCGAGGGCTCACGTAGATAACTTCTGCGTCGTACGACACTGCGGTTGAAACGAACGCTTCGATAGCGTCACCGTCCAACTCCCAGTCTTCGGCCAGGTCGGTGGCGCGTACACGGTCAAGCATGTACTGCGTCGTGTTACCCGATCCTGTACGAGTGATTGCCCAGTAGTACTTGGTCAGCGGTCCACGACGGGGGTCATCGTTGGCCGACTGAAGCTGACGTGCAAACGTGGGGGGAGCAGTCAGGATCTGTACATTGGGCTCGCCGTCCGAGAGGACAACGATGTTGAAGGCGAACTTCGGGCGAGGCTTGTCACCAGCAATGGTGCAAAGCGGGCACTCGTCGCCAAGGCAAACGAACGAACGCTTGCCTTCCGTGCGGTCAATCCAGTGCTGCTGGTACACAGCAAAGGGCTCGTCCTGCAGGAAGCGGACAAGTTGTGCCTGCTCAGAGAAGCGGAAGTCTGTAGCGTACTCAGACTTCTTCGGAGACAGGGCATCAACAGCAGCACCCCAGCCCGACTGCACGGTGGTTCCGTGCTTAGGAGCGAGGTCTGCGGTGTCTTCAGCCAAGTAGGACTCAGCGGAGACGGAGGGGGTGTTAATCATTTCGGTATCTTTCGGTCTTGGTACTTACGTACACATCGGTCTTGGGCCTTGTGGCCACGTATTCAATTATAGTGCCTCTTTCCAGCGGACCGCAAGGACCCCTGGTAAATCGGCGTGTTGCTTCCACTCTACTCGAGCGTTTCCCAACAATCCGCGCTTTGTAAACTCGTCAATCGTTATCTGAATCAGGGCGCGTGTATAAACGCGGTTCCCATTCACCTTGGTACCATTGAGGTTTTTGGAGCGTAGACGGTAAGGTGCTGCGGGGATATACCCCTTTTTCTCCCACAGGCGAATAGTAACGACTTGCTTCTCCAATGCAGCTGCTAGTGCGCTGATCGGGAACACTTCGACTTGTTCACCTTTGAGGGTCTTTACGATTGGGTTTTCATCCCAGCCGTTAGACTCCCCCAGAAGTTTTTGACGACGCTTTTCCGTTTCTGGTGTTTCTTCTCGTCGTTTTTGTTTGGATCCAGGCACGGTGTCGAGACCCTCAAAAGACTTAAGGACCTCGTCGACTCCGCGAATACCTACCACTGACTACTTCTTAACAGTGCGTAGTGCCCAGATGACATTTACAGGATACATCTCATCAAGCTGCTGCTCAGTGATCTTGTCCTCATAGTAAGCAGCCATGAGGGCATCCTCATTAATGACTCGAACGGTCTCGTAAACTTCATCCGTGAGTCCCAGTGACTCCAGGAGAGTCTCTGCGGTGGCCTCGTCTAGTTTTCGGCTAGCACGACGCTGCTTCTCAATGCGCAGGATACCATCAATCTTTTCTTCAAACTCAAGAACAATGTTTCCATTGTGATCTTCGAATCCGTTCAGATCGATTTTCTCCATGAGCTTGTCACGGAGCTGCTTTGCACGAGAGTCAAGTACTTCCATAGAAGCCTTAACCTTTGCGTACTCGCTTACCTGGGCTTCCAGGGATTCAGGGTCCAAGAAGCGAGATACCTCTTCTTCAATTACTTTTGCCATTTAGTCCTCCAATTTTCCAGCAGCGAGTTCGGCCTGAGCCTTGTCTGCTGCGTCAGACAGCTTCGAAATGAAGTCACGAACTTCAGGGATCGTAAACGCCATGTCGTCAAACTCATGTTCGTTTGATCCGATAAATACGGCGGGTTGAGCGGGCTGCTTACCCTCGGATGTAATTACTGACATCTTGCCGTAGTAAACGTCGATATCGTTGTTGATGGTATCGGTTGCCATTTTTTCCTCCTAGATTAGTTTGGCTGTGATGAACTCTATCAGACTTCCGACTGTTAGGTCAACTCCCCCTCTGGTGTTGATGTTTTCACCATCGAGGATCGCACCTGCAATATTACTCTTTTGTCTTAACATGTCAAATTGACGCTGTTCAATCGAGTCTTTTACCAGTACATCTTGAATTGTAATAGTTGTCCATTCGCTGGACGTCCTGTTGATCCTACCATTGCGTTGAACAAGAAGTCCAGAACTCCAGGGTTGATCGTAGTTTAACAGAAGATTGGCTTGAGGCAAATCCACGCCGTATCCTCCCGCATCACTGCTTACTAGGACTCGGATGTGAGATCGAGTTTGGAACTTTACTTTGGCGTCTTCTTTTTTTACGGCGTTCATTTCTCCCGTGTACGCCAGCGCACCAAATCCTTTTTTGTTTAACCTGTCCACTAACTCGTCTACCGAATCCAGGTATGAAGCAAACACGACAGCTTTGTATGAATCATCAATACTGAGGTGCTCCACTAAATAGTCTGTGGCAACATCTAGTTTGGGGGTTTTAGAAATTCCGTGAAGCAAATTTCCCAAAGAGTGAATGTATGCACTACCGCCTAGCTGTTGATCAAACTTGGCTGCGCTAGCTAAAAGAACGTTTGGGCTAGAACAGAGCATCCTGAGAGCGCCAATGCGGGACATGATTTCTCCGCGCATTTCTACTGCGGGGTCTCCTGGCTGATAACTTTGGCCGTAGTGTGCGGCTACGTTAAAGGAGGATCCAAATAGCTCCTTTGCCTGGGTAAGCAGATCCATGAGGTCCCCAGCGATTTTGTTGTAGAGAACCTGGCTGCCCCTGTCAAGTTTTACAATCAAAGGATCTCGGTATACCGCGTCGGGTAGGTAGGGGCGAACATCCTCATCTTTTTGTGACTTGCGAACAGCGTGTTCCATCAAGGTCTTATTAAGGAGGGGGAGGTTCCTATACCTCTGTACACCACCAAAGTGGTTCCTGACAATAAAGGTCTTGTCAAAGATGTCAAACCTTCCCAGGATCTTTGCATTAACAAACTGCATGATAGAGAAGATCTCTTCGGGTTTTCCGTTTTCAATTGGAGTCCCAGTGAGAGCAAATCTAATTGGGATGTTTTTTGAAAGCTCCTTTACTTTCTTTGCGCGCTTGGCACGGAACCCCTTGATTGCTGTGGCCTCATCGCAGATAACGGCCGAGAAGTTGAACTTTTTAAGTGCTTCCCAGTCATTGACTACCTGCTCGTAGTTCATGATTATGTAGTTAAAGTCTTCGACAAACCCATACGCTGTAGCACGCTGTTTAGGCGTGCCGTCGATTACCAACGCGGAGGAATCACTAAACTTGCGGATCTCTTTTTGCCACTGGTACTTGAGGCTGGCAAGACAAAGGACTAAAACAGGCCCCGTTATCTCACCCCTAGATCTAAGTTCTTCGATCGCGGCAATGGTCATGGGTGTCTTGCCTAGTCCCATTTCATATGCAACTAAGATGGTCTTTTGATCGACCATCTTTTCAACGGCCTCAACCTGATACGGTTTGAGTGTCCCCTGAAACATAGGCAAGTTCTCCGAGTACTGACGATTTAGCGTTCTGAATACCCCAGCGAATTTCCTCATCGGTCATGTCACCTGGGTCTTTTTTACTACTTCCACCATAGTTGAAAAAGAACAGGTTTAGTCCGTATTTACGGGCAAACTTAGACATTTCAGCACACGCTTTTTTACCAGCGTTATCTACATTTGGGTTGTCAAAAGCTACGATGATTCGTTCTGATCGTCGGAGGAGTTTGATTTGTTCCTCGGAGAGTGTTGTTCCGCACGTAGCCAGTGCCCCGTCAATACCAGCAGAATAAATACGCAAACAATCAAGGGGAGACTCAACAACAACAGCCAGATCAGCAATTTGAACATCCACTCCAAAAAGGGTCTTTGCCCGCTGAAGTCCAGCAGGGCGGTTAAAGAACGTGCGTTGTTCCGTACCTTTTTCCTGCCACCCCATAAGGCGGTTGAAGTGTGGTTCACGAAGGGGGAGAATCCATGTCGCTTTATTATTATCCCACAGCACTCCATACTTGCGGGCTGACTCCGCAGTAATGTTTCGGCTTTCCAGGGCTTTTGCAGGCGGTTCTTCGAAAACAGCAAGTCTGGCCTCGGACATCTCTAAAGGCTTGGGGTAAGCCTCGATGCGAGTAGGAAGATTTTTTACCATTTCTAGGAGATCCTCTATAGGAATAGAAGACATCTCTGCAAGCCAAGCTTGAGCAGTTGGATAGTCGTAGTAGTACTTGTTATCCCAAGTCTTGGTATAAAACTCTTTTACATCACAAACCAACTGTGCGAGGTTGCCTTTGTATCCACAAGAAAAACAGATGTGCTGACCAGTCTCTAGGTTGATCCACCAGGATGGAGAGTTATCGGTTTTTCCAGTGCGGGCAAGGTGTTGGGGGCACAGGGCGTTAGCCTCATTGTTGCGTTCGGAATAGTCGATCCCCAACGCGTCAAGAGCAGCGGGCACGTCTAGAAGCATTACCAGGACACCCCATAAGTCGTGCAGAACTTACAGGAGATGTTGTCATCGTGAAAACAGCCCTTGTCCCACTTCCAGGTAATTGTGGTTGATTCGGGGGCGGAGTTTCGGGACTGTACTACGCGAAGGGTTCGCAGTTCGTCGTCTGTTTCAATTGGGTCAAGGCCCAGAATGACATCAGAGTCTTGGAAGAACGAGGACGAATAACCAATTGAGTCTGCAGAAACCTTTCCGCCCTTCATCTTCCATAGCAAAGTCTGGGTGGTGATGATTACGGGGATATCAAACTTCTGAGCTACGCGCTTTAGACCACGAGTAATGTTTGTCAGGGCTTGAGGAGTGTTGGCTTCTCCAGTGACCTGGTCAAGCATCAGGTATACACCGTCAACAATCAAGATGTCGGGAACCAGTTGATCTGCCTTGGCTACGAGAGAGTCGATTGTCAAACCGTTGACTGCGTCTACAAAGTGAAACGATTGAGCGGTTTGCATGGCGTCAAGGTGGGCCAGAAGACGGTCCTCCTCATCGGCCTTCAGCTTTCCCTGTCGGAGGTTTGCTGTTGAGATGTGAGCGCACATAGCGTTAAAGCGAAGCGCCTGCTCGTGATTATTCATCTCAAAGGACTGGAACAAAGGAACTTTTCCAGCAGCATGAACGTTGGCTGCAATGCGAAGAGCAATTTGAGACTTACCAGTCTTTGGTGGAGCAATAATGGTAATCAACTGCCCACCCTGCAAGCCAGCAGTTGCCTCATCGATCTTTTTAAATCCTGTGGGAAGTCCCAAGAGCTTGGAGTTCTGTACGTTCTCGTATTCTTCCCAGAACTTGTTAGGGTTCTCTGTTACATCGAGGTGACTTGTTCCTACGATGCCCTGCTCGTTGACAACGGCAAGAGCCTTACCCATTTCGAGAAGAGCGGCCTCGTGGTCATTTTGGTTCAGCTTCTCGACGATATCCTGCACACCATTACGGGTGAGTGTACGGCGACGAAACTCAACCATCTTGTCGATGAGATAGTCAAGAGTGTCCTCAACCATGAGTGTCTTGAAGTTGGGGAAGTTGTCGTTGACTGCGACGGCCGTGGGGACCTCGCGATACGTCGCGTAGTGCTCTCGAACAAACTTCCACACACGACGAAGGTCATCATCTACAATCCAGTCGTCTTTAACTCCCCGCTCGATGACGGGAATGATATTGCGGTCAAGAATGACCTTACTTACGAGACGATACTCGTTATCTGCTGCCATGGTGTGCCCTCCATTACTTAAGTTTAAATGTTTTGTATTTCAATGCCCCAAGAGCCGAAGCGAGCGACTGTTCCTGGATTGGCGATAACGCCTTTGAAGTTTGCTTTGTACGGTAGTTCGTCAATCAGTTCTTGCAGATCGTCGTACAGGTAAGAATAATTAAAAGGGTTTCCACCACGGTTGTCAAGTTTGTCCATCATTTTGGACAAAGATCCCTCTGTCCACCCGAGATCTTCTGTGGCTGCTAGCTCAAGAGATAGACCATATTTGTAGGAGATGTCCCACAGGTGTTTAAGGTTTTCTTTGATCCACTTTGTTTTAGGAACCTGAACTTTACGAAGACCCTTTCGTTCTTCTGAAAAAGTAACCTCTGCTACGACATCAACCATCACAACAAGTCGTGGCGGTGTTTCGTTGGAGATGTCTCCGTTAATCAATTACCTCAACCTTGCCGTACTTGATAACAAAATCACGGAATGATTCGGCGCTCTTCATGGCAGCTATGGCGATGTTCTCATCAACATCTACGGGGATCTGGATTGAATAGTGGCCGTCGTTCTCTTCCATTGCGTCTTTTACAAACTTTATGTGCTTACACTTAGCAAGGCGCTGGAATCCTTGGCACGTGCAGCGAGCTTTGTTGTGGTTTTCTTGATCTACTTCAACCTCGACTACGCCGTAGTCTTCTAGAAACAGCTGTACGGTTCTCCACGCAATATCCATATTTACATCTTTCATTGTTTACGAAGGTCCTCTCCTATCATACGTACATGGTAGAAAGCTTCGTGGGCGAAACTTCCCATGGCTGCACCGTACTGGGCATCCCACTGTTCACGGGGGATGTTGGTTGTCATTAAAGTAGGCAGTGACTTATCGTAGCGCGAGCGTAGGAGCTCGTCAAACGATGTGTCGTCGTACTTTGATCCGTACTCTTTACCGACATCATCAATTACCAGAAGGCGAACATTGAGACGGTCATCTTCGCAACGTCCATGAAAACCCTCCATCTCACGGAAGAGTTGGGCACGCGAGTCTGCGTCTGCGTCAATCAACGCTTTCTTACGAGACAAGAATTCTGGGAACGTCATGTAGTACGCAGGTCGTGCTGCCATCCCATACACCTCGGGAGACATGCCCAAGATCTCTCGAGCGGCCTTGTCCTCGTTGGGCAGGTTTCGCAAAAACTCCATCAACGTGATAAGTGCAAGGGTTGTCTTGCCACGACCTGGCTTGCCGTCAAACAAAATGCCTACGCCAGTAATGCCGATGTCGCCTGTGTTTTTGATAACAAGCCCGCTCAATGCTCGCTCATCCCAACGAGCAACCTCGTCAAGATAAGCACCAACCTTGTCGGCAACGTCGGAGGGTTCTAGTCCCAGGAAGCGTTGAGGTATGTTTGCGCTACGAAGCCAGTGTCGTTTTAGTGATGACACTTCTTCAGGTGTGTAAGTCATGATTCTCCTTTCATGATGACTTAAAGTTTGGTGATGTCTGGTTTGGGGATATCCATATTACCAGTAGCTAGTCGGTAAGCAGCAAGTCCCTGCATGAGCGTGTCTTGAATCAACTTCTGCTGTTCGTCGATCTTATCTTGGACCTGCTTGTACTGTGCGAAAGTTAGCTCAGCTTTATTAGCTTCCACCATTTCTACCGCAATGTCAAGGTTGGCCCAAGCCTTGGCGCAGTCCATCTGGGTCTGCTCCCACTCTTTGGTTGCTTTGTCGGTCATTAGTGTCCTCCTATCAAGGATATGATTGAGGAGCAAATAATTGCCCCAACGATTATTCCCGTTACAAATATGATGTTGAACCAGTCGGAATCTTTGTTATCCATTTTTGAGTTTCTTTTCATAATAGTCAAGGTTGGCTCGACCAGAAAGAGACTTGTCAAATCGAGTTCCATCTGAGGCGTACAGGTACTCGATAGACTCGGCCAGTTCGATGGCGGATCCGATAGTAACCTCAGTGCGGATAGAACCGATGTTGTTTGTAAAGTACGCCAGGAAAATACCGATGGTGTTACGTGGGCTCTTTTTTATCAGGTTGATGTTTCGCTGGTCACCAAAGAACTTCTCAATAATTGCAAGTTCGTGCTCAGCAGTGATGTCGTACTTCTTGCGGTTCATGGCTAGCACTCCGCGAAGCTTCATTGTGTTCACCAGGTTTGGCACTCCGCGAACATTGTCGTAGAGCCGTGAAGCAAACTCACAGGCTACGTCCATGGCTGTCCACTCTGCCTGTGGGCGTACAAAGCGGGTCTTGGGGTCTGCCTTGCTTACTTTCTCGGTTGAGATTGTTGGTTCGTCTAGTAATCCAAATGACATTTGGTCTTCATCCTCTTCTTTCCATTTGTTGACCATGATTTCCTTCCCCGCGCCATCGGCGCGGAAAGAATACGAAGTATTCTTTACTATGACTAACTTAGTACTTTGGTTAATGTAGTCATTATTGTTACCTTGGTCAGCTGTTGATGTTTCAAAGTTTAGCACCTTGTATCGATTCTTGTAAAGCCGCCCCAGGTTACGCTTGGTGCGCGTTGTTTCTACGAGTCCGCGATCAGTCAACACGGTCAGAGCACGCCAAAGTGTGGTGCGGCTCATGCCCGTCATTTCTGACAACTCGTCCATCGTGAGACGGGTCTCTCCCCATCGGTCTTTCTTATCTGAAAGAACCGTCAGCAAAGACATCTCACGGCGTTTTAATCCGTGAATGTGATCCTCCTGATTAACGTTTGATGTTAACTATAGAGGCTCGCTCCAACAAAATCAACAAGGCGTTTGAAAAAAATCCTGCGGCGAGTGTGACGACGACATCGCTAGGCCACGGGACGCCGAGAAGATAGGTTGCTCCAAAGGCAAGTGGGATCGTTAGCCAAAGGCGAACTGCTCGAGGAGACAGCCACCAAAGCCAAGATCCAAGAGTGTTGTTAATAAACTCAATCGTAAAAGCCGTGGCTAGTCCAGCCACAATAGTCCAAATTAAAACATCCATGCGGACATCTTACTACGAGATTCCTCCGACGTATGGTCCTTTGTACGTGTCGATGTAATACGGTGTTCCAAAACCGATATAACTTTCGATCTCTGTTTTGAGGCGTCCCAATCGAACAGACCTGGCTGGGTAGTTTCCAGAGTATGCCGCACTGGCAGCGTCTCCTTGCCACTCACTTCCACTACCTGTCAGATAACCGTCAAAGTAATCAGTAGGAACGTTTGACTGCTCAAATTGCGCAGCGTCAAAGTAAACAACGCTGTTATTGGCGGGCGTAGTTGTCGATTGTACATAGAGGAGGGCTTGGGTAGCGTTGGCGGGCGCTTTACCGCTGATTGAAAGTCGTGTCCACCCTGTAGTTGAAGGGGTTACCTCCGCGCTAGTCATTGTGCCACCAGCTGTAGTGATAAGCGTTGTTCCGTTGTAGAACTTTACGCTCACCGTATACTTAGCAGCAGTGTTTGCGTCTTTAACGTAAATAGATCCTGAGTAATAGTTCCCTACAGTTACGGGAATATAATCAGACGCGTATGCCGTAAGTACCCCAGATCCATTGGACGTTGCCGAAAGACAGGTAGTTCCAGTAAATGCGGTTGTTGCCACTTGCGCTAACGAGGCGTTGGTCCCAGCCCAACCTGTTGTATTTACTAGAAAACTTGGGTTTTTAATGTAGTTAATTTTTGACGGAGCAAGAGTGATGATAACTCCGCGAGGTTCCTGATACGAGGTTGCTGTTGATGATTGCTCGAACTGAACCATGTCTATATACATAGGATAATTTTGGCTTACAAAAGTAACGACAATACCCACATAGACGGCGTTAGTTGGGGCAGTTACGTTTTCTACTTTGTACTGTGCCCATCCACCCTCAATAGTTACAGATCCACTACTGCTGCTGATATAGAGGCCGCGTTTGTCATACCACTTTACTTCCACCGTGGTGTTGTCTACGTCAGACCCCTCAGTTTCGGCACCTTCTTTTGCGTACATAGAGAAGCTGTATGAAAGACCTGCAGTTACTGGTACACCCCGATTAATGGGGTCTACTGTACCCAAAGCTATTGCTTGGTTTGTAGCTGACGGGTTGATCTTGGCGCAATAAACCGTGTCTAAGGTCCTCAGAACCGTGGAAGAAGTTAGGGGTTCTTGGTCGGAAACAACAGACAAAGAAACATTGGATGTTGTAGTTGTCCAGTTACCCACGGGAGGAAGAGATGTGCTGTTAGTTACCGCAGAGTTATACCTGTCTTGCCAATCTTGAATATCAAACGTAGAGTCTTCATGCGACAGCAGCAAGTTAACTGTGTCTGACAAAGTTGCTGCATAGCCAGTCATGCTTTGTACCAGCAACTGAAGTCCAGGAGTAGTTCCCTTTTCAGAGTAGATCTGTACTGCGTTCCTAAGAAGAAGTCGCTGAGTGTTAGTCACTGTCTCCACATCTTGGGTCATGCCCAGTTCTTGGGATCCAAGATAAACAGACATTGGGGCAGAGTAGTGAAGAGAAACGCTAGGGGCAATAAGCTGCGTAAAGGTCATGAACTCATCAAGAGTAAAAGAAAACGCAGACAAGAAGGTAGAGATTAACGAGTTGTCTTTATAACCAGTGTTGTCCGCGTATCGGTCATAAGTATTATTGACGACATCTGTACCACTGTTTGTAGAGGTGGTAATAACTCTGGGAAGAGTTTCCATGAAACGATCATGGGTTGTAGAAAGGGTGGGAATTAAACTCGCGTTGTTATAGACGTACGCATCACCAGTAACGTACGTCGGCTTTCCCGTAGACGTAATCTTTGAGACACTGTATTTTGCGTCACGTCCAATTCCCAGAGTGTGTGGGGAGGGTACGAGGGTAAACGCGTCTCCAGCCTGAACCCAGTCTGAGGTGCTAGTTAGCTGCACCCAGGTTCGATAAAAAGTAAACCTACCAGGAACTAAAGGAGCTGTTAGGTTTGAGGAGGTGTCGTTGATTAGCGATGTAGTGGGTGCTCCCACCGATGAGTAAATGATCACACCGTCTTCTTGAGTTTGCGGGTACCCACGTTGGCTGCGCACTACTCGAAAGTTTGAGTAAGAACCCGAAGGAGTATTCCAAGAAACTTCTACCGTCGAGTAATCTATGGCAGTGGCCGTCACTGGCCTAGCGGAAAACGCTAGAGGGCTTTTGGTTCCGTAGTATCCAGTGCTGTAGTAAAACTCATTATAAATAGGCATTTAATTACGGTGTCCCGCCATCAATTCCCGAAGAAAAGGAAGATACGGTGTTCTGGAGTGACGCCAAGGCCGCAGTAACTCCGCCCGTGCTGGTAAGGTCACTATAGGTCCCAAGCTGCTTCTGGATGGCAGTGATCTCGTCATAAGCCGTGTTTACGTCAGAAGCAACAACTTTGTCCTGGTTGTCTACTTTATACGTAAAAGATTTTACTGATGCTGGGTAACTTGCCATAATAACTCCTAAAGATTAGGCACTTCCACCATCTATTGTACTAGATGAGGTAGTTGCTGTGGATATAGTTGAGGCAAGGTTGTCTGTAAAGCTACCGTGCCAAATAGGATAAGACGGATCTCCGCCTTCAAACTGCACCCAGACCCCTTGGCCAGGTTTAGGGATTGAAGAAACAAATCCCACGGGCCAAGCCCACTGCGTCTCGTTGTTAGCTAAGATTTGTGGTACTTGGACCTTAACCCTGTTTTTGCTTAGTGGGTCTTGAACGTTTGATACGATTCCTCGGTAAACACCAAAGAAGCGTGTATTACCATAAGAATCTTTTATCATGACGTGGCAACCGATACCTTAAACTTGTACGAGTTAACAGTGACGCCGTCTTGTGCAGTAACAACAATGATAAGTGTTGTATCGGGAACTTTAAGGTTGGAAACGGTGTAGGTAGTAGTTCCTCCAACCGTAGCCTCCGTAGCAATGTTGTCATTAACAGAGACTGATGCCAGCGCGTCATTGGTACTAGCCACAATGTTAATCTTGGCACTGTTGTAAGGCAAGGCCAAGGTGTACGAGTAAACTCCCGAGTTAATTGTCGGACTAATTGTTCCAGCTCCCAAAGACGTACCCGAGCTGTCATAAGCCGTAATTGTTACAGGAGCAATCAGGTTAGCATTTGTACTTGTGGCAGTAATTCCAATATCTGAACCTGAGAATACAAATAGCTCATATGGATCTCCAATCAAGCTGTTACGCCCATTTCCACCATCACGGTAGAGGCCAACAACTCGAGCATTTGCAACCCCGTCAACCTGACGAATCTTAAACTCAACTTCTTCTGGAGTAATAACATCAGCAAAAGTCAAGTTGTCATATGAGAATGAGTCGAGAATAGACTGCTTAATTGCAGTTTCTACAAGACCCTGGTTGTACTGAGGAAGAAGGCTGTACTGAAGCTCTACGTGAATAGGACTGTAAACTGGCTCAAGGACAGTGACCGTTGTTCCAATCTGCTTCTTTGAAGCAAGGTAATCTGCTACGTAGCCTTTGTACTGTGCCATTGCTGTAGTTGCGATGCCAGCATCATCAACGCCAGGAGTTGTTTCTCCTCCAGAGGTGGGAGCAATGTAGATTGTTACTGAGCTTCGAGAATTGGCAACTGCGTTAGCCTTTACAATTCCATCAACAGACAGCGCCAGGTTTGAGAAGTCCTCGAGAGTAACCGCACGGTTAAGGGCTCGAAGGCTCTTGGGGGCATTGTAACGAATAGAGTCGTTACTCTCAGGATCAGCCCCACCGACTGCCGCAGCCGTGTTTGTAACAGTCATACTGTTCTTAATCGTGTCCGAGTTTACGCCCACAACACTGTTCCACGTAGTAAGCGAGCCCGCAGAAACGTTGCCGATTGCTCCTCCACCAGCAAAATAGACTGCTTTAATCCCTGAGTCACGGTTTGGAATCATTCCCGAAATTCCATCACCAAAAGTTGCACGAACCTCTCCAGAAGCAAGCACGTCAACTTGAAAAACCTTTGAGGAAGGCGTGTAGTCATTCACGTGCTCAACTTGCAGCCACTCTTCCCAAGAAATGCTGGTATCTACAAATACACGGACGTCTCGTGTCGCTACCTCAACTTCTTTTAGTGCAAAAGATTGGTCCGCAGATCCATCTGAAAAACCAAGAAGTTCACCAGCAATGTCGTATGGCTTTGCCACCGAATTGGCGGCGTTTTCGGTACGCAAAGACACGTCTTCTCCGTGGCGAGCCAAGACAGACGCCGATGAACGGAAAGGAACAGAGAGATCAGAAAGAGTAGAGAAGATAATCTGCTTTGTTACTCCTTCAACGGTCACGTTTGTACTTACTTGAGTTCCTTTGGGAACAATCGTTGACCCAACGGCAGTGACGTATGGCCCACTTGTAACAAGGGTAGGAATGTTTGCATAAACAATTTCTCCACCAGAAGTGTATGTTCCTCCAACAACAGGTGTAGCCAAAGCGTTTGTCGAGGAAGCCCATGATCCAGAGAAACCAGAGGGCTTTGCAATTGTAAAGTACTCAGAAACAGCGGATCCGCTTGAACGGCATTCGCCAAAAACATTTGCACCTCCGATAGTAAAGCTGTACATAGTTGCTGTTGGACTGGTTGAATTAACTGCGTCGTATGTCTGGGTCCAGTAACCTTCTACAACAAACGAAGTGGGTGTAGGAACTGCGAGGATTTTTGCAGCAACAAGATTGTAGACGTTAGTGCTTGTAACTGTTGTGTCGGCAAGGTTAGCGACACCAGTGATCGTCACGTAGTCATTTGTCAAGAAACTGTGAGTAGAAGAAGTCTGGAAAGTAATTCTTCCCGAACTGGGCGACGCACCTACAACACTGTTGATTGTAAAAGGAACTGTTCCCACAGCCGTAATGGTTTGGTCTGTAAGGTTGTACCCAAGATCATCTTGTGCAACCTCGTTACCAGCGCTAGCAATACTTCGAGTGGTAACGTAGTCTCCTACTGCAAATGCTTGGCTAACATAATACGTGGGAACGCCAGTAGTGACCGTTGCCCTAGAAACAATTGCTTCAACATTTTTTCTAGAAGTGATCACCTTGTTAGCCAGGTTAAAAAGCGTTCCAGCTACGGTAGCTGAAGCGGTTGCTCCTGTAACAGAACCTCCAGTGGCGCTGTTTAATACGGTGAACTGACTAGATGTCGCCGTGTTTACAAGTACGTTCGTGAGGTTGAAAGCGGTAGTAGAAAGGCCTGTAACGCTAACTGTCTGGCCAGCAGCAAAAGAGTTTGTTGCTGTGTAGGTTACGGTTGGAAGTTGGATTGTAGCCGTCGCTGTTGCACCAGTGACTCCAGCTCCTGTTGCAGAGTTTGTGACAGTGAACTGCGTACTAGACGCCGTAGCAATTTGCACGTTAGTGAGGTTAAATGCGGTTGTGGAAATCCCTGTAATGCTTACGTACTGGCCGTTAGTGAATGAGTTATTGGCGGTATAAGTTACAGTCCCTCCAGCGGCAGAAGCAGCTGTGACCGTTGCTGTGACTGAAGACGCGGTATATCCAGCCGAAGCAGCAGTTACCGTTGCGGTTTTGTCTACAAATCCTGTAATTGTTACCGTTTCTCCCGTAACAAAGCCGTTCCAAGCAGAGTACATGAGGTAATCGGTTCCAGAAATGGTGGTTACCTTAGCGCTACTAATGCTTGCATCGGTACTGAAACTCGTGATGGGATCTACGTAAGTTGTTCGGATGTAAACCTGCAAAGGAGTAGTGGAAGTTTCTGGAGTAACTGAGTCAATAACCCAGATTCCGTTGTAGTTTGCTCCACTAGATACCAGAACATTTCGTAGGTGGATTCGCTGTCCAGGAACTGGGGACATTGTGAGATTGCTGTCTGAGAGGCTGAGGGTAAACCCGAGATCAGTTGCAGTTGCTGAAGCTCCCGTAACGGCTGTTCCAGTCAAAGTACTCAGAATAGTAAACTGCGTGCTGTTGGCAGTAGCAATGGTTGCAGAAACAAGGTTGAACGCTGTTGTTGAAAGTCCTGTGATTGTTACGACTTGGCCAGGTACAAAAGTGTTAGCAGCCGTGTAAGTGATTTTTGTGCCAGAAGCAACAGCAGCAGTAATAGTCGCAGTTTGAATGGAGATTCCCGTGACATTTGCCATTGGGCGATACCAAACGGTGTTCTTACCAAAATTGTCGTATCCAACATACGCCACAGGGAATGTTCCGTTAAAAGCTGACGACTTGTATTTAACTGCTCGCTTACCAACAAACCCGTCAGCCTCGTCTGGCATAGAGTTAACAATAACCTGGTTGTACTTCCCCGTAGCAGGCACGGAGTCAGCTGTAAACGGGTGATCATTAGGAACAATGATTTTTGCATAGTTACCCAGAGTAACGGTTCCAGTTCCAGAGGCCGTGCCTGAAACAGCAGCAGAGACTTGGAAAGTAGTCGGAGTTACAGCCGTAATAGCGGCGTTAGTCAAGTTAAAGGCTGTGTTAGAAAAGCCAGTAATGGTTACTTGCTCTCCAACAACAAAAGTATTAGCACACGTGTAAGTAACAACAGATCCCGTTCCAGTTGCACCCGTAGCAGTAAAAGTACCTGGCTCAATAATTGCTCCACCAATGTAACCCGCGTAACCCTGGGAGCTTGTGATCTGAAGCTCAGTGCTTGCACTCACATAGTTTGCTGGACGGTAGCCGTACATTGCGGCCAAGTTAAGAAGCGAGTCCCTTTGAGTAGCCGTAAGAAGGTACGTCTCATTTGCAATTCGGTCAATGTAGTAGTTTACCAAGTCTCCCATATAGGCAAAAGACTCGACCAATGCCAAACCAAAGTCGTTGGGGTCTGTGCCCTGCCAGTCAGGAACACGGTTTTGAACGCGCTTGATCAGCTCATTTCTAATCGCGTAGTAATCGCGACCAGTGTAGTCTACAGAAATCGGGGTGTTACTAGCGGCGGCGGTCATTGCGTGAGCTCCTGGTAGGGGGGATTAATATCTGAGATAACCATGACACCAGCTTGAGTTGTTACCTGGGTCTTGTTTGGCAAAGAATATGTAACCTGAATTTGAAGAACATTTTCTGTGTTGTTATACACAGTAGTGATATCGATTACAGAAAGGAGGGGCAAAAAATCTACAAAGACCCTGCGGACATCTCGCTCTACAACGTCTTTAAATCCATCAACCGTGTTAAACAACGAAGAAGGAACTCGAGTCCCATAGCCTGGGCGCATCACCCTCTCACCAAGATTGGTTTCAATAGCCATCTTTACGCGGCTAGACCAAATTGTTTCTTGGGAGGTGGTAGTTACAATTGACCCAGTAAACGGGTCCAAACTAAATGGCAACACCAACGCAACTTCTGCCATGTTAACCTACGTTCTTCCATCTTTTGGGGGTAGTCAAGTAGCCTTGATTTGATTCCGAGGGGTACGGGGTGTAGTCCTGGAGCTGAACAGAGTCAAGGCTGAATGATAGTGCAGCACTAGATCCGTTTTGAACGCTCTGCTCTAAGTTTACCGTGCCAGCGCCCGTATCGGTCCTTGTTCTAAAAGGAGTTTGAACAACTGCGTCTCCGATTCCATCCGTAGAAACAGCAAGTTCAATCATGTAGTCACCAATTTTGTGAAACTGATGTTTTGCTTCATTAATGATCCAGAACCCATCAGTAGTTGCGCTAGTTCCCGCAACATACGTAGTTCCGAAAGGACGGATACGTGGGTCTCCCTGTCCTTTAATTGTTGCTGGAATTCCAAACCTAGAAAGCTGCGCGGCAGCTTTTGCTGTTTCAGTTGCAGAAACTTGGTTGTTAATTACTTGGTCAGTTCTAAACTCCTCAAAAAGAACAGAACTTACCGTCTCACGAAGAGCGTCACCCGTGGTGTCTGGACTAGAGGAGGACAGGAGAATATTACCCGAGGCAATGTCTACACCTCCAACATTCTTAACAGTTCGGAAGTTATTTGAGCTCTCTACGTTGTCTCCATAGATGATTTTAAACTCGTCAAGTGTGCGGTCTAGAAACTGAGTGTTAAAAGGAGCTCCAGCATTTCCAAGAGAAAGTACGGGGGCGTTTGAGAACCCCATGTCAATCAATTTGTCAATCGGCCGAAACACAAACGTCATACCATCAACAATGATTCCATAACCAATTTTTTTGGCTTGTTCAGAAATCCACTCCCAGTAAGAGTTTCCCGTCATAGCAAGTTGAGGAAAAATCTGAGGGTGAGGATCAGTAATTACCTTGAACCCAAATTCCTGGGCAATTTTTGAAACAGCATCAGGAACTGTTGAGTCAGTAAAAACCCTAGTTGCACGTTGCTTCATAGGGAACGTGGAGCCAACGCACATGACGCGCATTACGTTGGTCCTTTGTGGGGAATTCACCTTTGAAATAGAGGAGACGTACCCAATCCAATCTTTAGAAAGAGTATCTTGCCGCCAGCTAAACTGAACAGGAACTCCCGTCTTTAGTGTCTCAAACCAGAGCGTACTTTCAGAAAGAAACTCAAGAATAAGAACATCGTGAGAGTACTGTTTTTGAAACAAGTCAATACTGGTTGGCTGCGCAGTAAGAGACGGCAAAGTAGGGAAGGTAACCTGGGTAGCGGTACCTCTCCTATACTTTGTTGCCAAAAGATCAGACACTCGGGATCCTCAAAGTAGTTCCAACAGGAATGCTGAACGGGTCAATAATTTCGGGATTAAAGTCCATAATCTTCCACCAGAAAACGGAGCTACCCAACAACTCGGACGCAACAATGTCGATGCGGTCTCCCTGCACCCAGGTATACCAATAGAACTGGGCTCGAGCCTTAGGAAACTTCCTATAAACAGCAAGACGGTATGCCCCGTTTCTGGGATCTTGCACCTTAGTTATAAGCCCTTGGGCGTATCGGCTATCTGCATAAATCATTAGTAATAGATCTTTCTTCCGTTTTTCCACATAAAGTCATCTTTAGAGGTTGTATCGGCGGGGTAGTCTGGGAGTCGAGCAAACGCAATATCCAAAGTAGAAAAAAGAGGAACCATACGTGAATCAAAAATGATGTGGTTTAGATTAAGCGAGTTAATTGTTCCCAAATACCTCATCTCTTTACCAAGGTGAAGTTCGACAGGAAGGGCAGGTAACCAACCCATGTCGGCCGTCTTTGTGCCTCGAAGATAACTGTTCATAGTAGTTCCCATCAATACCCGCAAAAGAGATTCTACGTCATACATGGTTCCGTGCTCATATAGTGCTTTAGCATCCAGAGCGGTCGGGTCATCGCTTACTATTGGGGGGACCGCGTAAATATCAGTGAGGCTGACTCCTGGTTTAAGTGCCCCATAGTTGTCAAAATACTGCATATCAAAAATTCGGTTAATTACGACCTGGAAAGATATTGATCCTTGTGATCCCGAAACTCCCGCAAGGTTAAACATTTCCTGCCCGCTAGTCATGAGAGTAACGTCAACATTCGGTGCGGTGAAATAAGACATCGCAACTGTTCCAGGGTTGTACTGGAACTGAAATCCGTAGTTGTGGTTATCGGACAAGTTTGCTGTATTTGCTGGATTTGATCCCGAGTTCCACGCCCTCAAAACCTGCTCTGATGTAACAATCATTCCTTTATTAGCTTTAGTTTGAGTCCATAGATCGCTAGCTTGTTGTACAGCTGAGGGGCGGTTGTTAGGGCCTTGAACTCGATTAACAAAGTTCGAATTACTACTAAAGTAGGCTTCATTAACAGCACTTGCGTTATAAAGGAGGTCGCCTCCTCCATTACTGAGTTTGGTTTTATAAGCACCAATTGCTGTATTTGTAACCTTGTCTGCAGCAGCTACTACCTCATCAGCCGCAGACTGTTCGTTATTGCTCTTAAGGTTTTGATCCGCAAGATGTGCAGCAACCAATTGCGTATAAAGTGTGTTCTTTTTTGTGTTTAACCCAGAAAGGGTTGTTTTTGCAGTTGACACAGCCTTTGCGTCTACGGATGTAGTTCCCACCCCACTAGCTCCTGTAACCGCAGTTCCTGTAGCCGCGTTTGTTACTGTGAACGCAGATGATGTTGCGCTAGCAATCTTGACATTACTTAAATTAAACGCTGCAGTTGAAAGTCCAGTAATACTGATTGTTTGGCCCGCAGTAAGAGCATTTGCGGCTGTATAGGTGACGACCCCACCGCTTGCTGACGCAGCAGTAATCGTTACAGATACTGGGGAAGCTTGCAAGGCATTAAGGAGAGTTGTCTGGGTAAAAATACTATCTTCTGTAGCCTTCAGCTGCTTAGACAAAGAATCTGCATTCGTATCCAAGTTTGCAGTATTAGCGGCTATTTTTGCCACAGTTGTTGCAGATGCTTTTGCAGCGATCTTCTTGTCCCTAGCACTGGTTGCTTTTTTTGCAGTAGCCATTTATTAAATACTCCCCGTGTTAGACATAAGCGTGTTGTTGTCTAGGTATCCCTTAACAAGTTGGGCAAACTTCAAAGCGTCTGCTGATGTCACATCAGGAACCTGCACTGTGATCGCCACGTTGTTATTGTAATTAGTTCCCGCAGCCCCATCCGCAGCCTGTGCTGCTGCAGGTGTCGTGGCGGGCCCAGGTCCAGCGGTAGGATCTTGCAGGTATTTCTGCCAGTCTGAAGAAGACACCCCAAGATTAACAGCCATTTTTTGTACGGCGGAGTTAATTCCCGATTCAGTACCCGAGTAAAGCCCTTGAAGGATTCCCATAGCATTTGTAGCAGCAGTGGGTGTAGCCGACGCAGTGTTTGCTTGGCTCAGTACTGAGTTGTACGTTGATTGATCAGAAGCACTCACTCCTGAAGTCGATGAGTCAGAAGAAGAGCTACTAGAAGAACTACTAGAAGAGCTTGTGCCTTTATCCCATGTCACAGCACTCTTTGAGCCGTCTGTTTGGATTTGAGAAATAGCATCAAGAGTAAGGTTTTTTCCACCCCGTCCGCTACCCTCACGAAGTTCGAAGTGAAGGTGAGACCCAGTAGAACGTCCAGTGTTACCCTGGTAACCAATGATGTCGCCTTTTGTAACGACTTGTCCTTTAGATACTTTAACAGACTTGAGGTGACCGTAAACACTTGTGTACTGGTTGACACCTTTTTTATTCGATGTTTGATGCAGAATCGACACGTAATTTCCAAGACCACCATTAGGCCACTCGTTTCCGTGGCCAGTAACGGCCTCAAGTACCTTACCGTCTCCAACAGCTCGAACGGGGTTTCCATCTCCCAGGAGAAAGTCGGTTCCATCGTGGGGGGTGCTATGCACGTCGTCTACTTCGCCAAGGTGGGTCGAAATTGTTTTCCCATTAAATTGATCGAGAGAGAACTCAGGATAACCCAAAATAGTGGGGTTAGCTGCGCTCATAGTGGCAAGGGCGTTGTAAGAAGTAGTCCATGCAGAGCCGTAGTCTGGCCCACCACGACCGTATTTTTCCCCTCCGCTAGCTCCATTCCCCCCCATATTTCCAAGCATTACACTGCCAGCCGCTCCAAGCCCTAATCCAACGGCCATGTTAGCTGCGTATCCAGCAATTGCAATTCCAGAAGGGATTGCGTTAAACGGAGTGGTATTAGCGGCCTGGTTTACAATTGCACCAATGCCCTTGCTCGCGTAATCTACGGTACTTGTGATTCCAGATACAGCACCACTAAAACTTTTGTTTCCAAACAGTGTTTGGATCATTGCTGAAGCACTACCCAAAGCTCGAGCAAAACCACCAGAAACATCTGTTAATACACCAAGCGCTTTAGTTGCCGAGTTAATTCCGCTAATGTACGGATCTTCAGCATTTCCCATTGCACCCGTTTGTTTGTTTGCCAAAGTCATTTGCGCATTAAGGGGGTTAATGTTTCCCTTACTTCCAATGCTTTGGTCAAGAGGCGTTGCCGATGACAAGTCCATGTTTTTTCCGCCAGCGCGGTCAATCATGTATTGTTTAAACATTTGTGCGCCCTGTTGGTCCCCTTGGAAGAAGGAGTCAATCGTCACACCAAGCGCACCACGACGAATAGAGGCTTGAGTCTGCTCTACTGTTGCTTGACCACGTCCAGCAGTTAGCCTCTGCGCCAATTCCTCAAAAATATCTTTTTGAGTTTTTTCCTGACCAGTGTCAAGTTTGGCTGTGTAGATACCAAAGTTTCGCAGCATCGAGGAAGCACCCTGAGCAGAAGTCAATCCCTCAATAGAGGCTGCAGCTTCTTCGTTGGAGATGTTCATGTAGCGTGCAGCGTTTGCCACTGATCTCAACGTTTGCTGATATACCCCGTTAGCGTTTGAGGAGGCAGTCATTCCACGACCAGCAAGGAACTGAGCAACGTTTGCGTCTGATCCAGCAGACGTCATACCGTTCATACGTGACAAAGTTCCGTATGTCATGTTTTGCAGCGACTGCCTATTCATGACATTTCCACCACGAACACCCGCGTTGTAGTAGCTAGTGGCGCGGTTCATTGTGTCGCCAACTTGCGGAAGGAAGTTAGACGCAGCCGCAGACATATTTTCTAAGAACTTAGCTGTATCTGACAAGCCAAAGTTAGAAGACACAATTCCAGAGTCGCCGCCCTGAGGAGTAGATGAGTAGTACTCTGGATTCTTTTTCAGATTGTTGTAGGCAATTCTTCCGCCAATAAATCCGCCAAGTTTTCCAAAAGGGCTCATTGGGTTAACGCCACTAGAGACGTTAGCCAAAGAGTTGTCCATTACTCCACCAGTGGAGCCATGTCCTGATTGTCCTCCAGTTGGAGACACCTTACCAGAACTCTTAGCGATGCCTCCCACAGCCTTTTCGGCTTTAGTCAGCGAACTTTCAATGCCCTGGGCATACCCCATGATTTTTTTCATGGAGGATTCTAGGGATTTAAAGTCTGCGGCTTCAGACATGCTTTAGTTCCTTACTGTGGCTTTTTTAAAACTAGAGGAAAGATCCATCCAGTTTTTTCTTTCTCTAGGAGAAAGTGACTTTATTTCTTCTAATGACCATCCTGGGAAAAGAGTGCTAAGTACAAGCCAATCCATCATCAGAGCTTCATATGAAGATACTTTAGAATCGAAACAAGGTTCCGAGATTAAACGGAACCACAACCTTTCCGTCCTCGCAGTCTGAACAATCGATTACAATGTCTTCAAACTGTGGGCCAGGTAGGCGATTTGCCAACTCTGTAGTGATTTTGTTTCGATCAGCAATACCGAGTTCCTGAACTTGTGCTTTTCCTAAAACAGGCTGGCCATCGATTTCAAGAATTGTGTTTTGCAAGAGAATGGTGTTTCTTTCACCAGTTGTTTTGCTATCTGTTTCTGCAAGTTCTTTCTGTACAAGACCAGTAGGAAGAGTTACAAGGAATTCTTTTTTACGGCCGTGGACTGTAAACGTACGGTCATCAATTGGGTCTACCAAGATTTTAGTCTTAACATCTCGGTTGATGTCAATTGCAACAACCTTAATTTCGTTGCATTCACTGCAAATACCAGGAAGCTCTACATCGCTTCCGAAAGACGCCTTCCAGATACCCAAGAGCAAAGCATCGCGATCCCCAATAATCAAAGAGTTAAGGATCTTCTCGTTTACTGGCTCTCCCCCAATGGAGACTGTGGCTCGAGCAAGGACCGTGTTATACGCCTTTGCTCCACCACCCGATTTGCCAATGATCTCTTCATCACGACCGTTTAGTTCACGAACCTCTGCGGTCTTGGCGACCTCCCCGTCTGGCTTAATGTAGCCAGCGGGAAGGTCAACCAAGGTATCCGAAGGAGGGGTAATTACTACGGGTTGTTCTTCGACCTTTGTTGTTGCGGAGAGCACTGTTTCAATGAGGTCATTGTTAAGTGCGGCTCCACTTGCGGTCTTTACGTTTTCCATTTTATTCTCCTAATTAGTTGTTACTTGAACGCGGGTGCAGACCCATTAAGGGTGAGGTCAGTTCCCCACGACATGTCAAAGCCCTCGTGAACCAGAGTGATCTGCTCAACGAAAAGGGCGTTGTCACCAGCGTTAAGGTCCGAGTATGAAACGCTGGTAGGCCATGCGTTGTATACCTGGAAACGGGCTGAGACGTGATCCTTGTAGTTAGCTACGGTAAGGTCAACGTTTGATCCACCAGAGCCTGCGATTGGGTGTGTCAGAACCTCAATCTCAACATCCGCACGGAAGTTTTCGCCAAGTGTAGAGGCAGTTCCCTGCTGAACAGTTGCGAACAACTTACGCATCCAGTCCCAGTGCTGCGAGGTTCCGAGAACGACACCGCGCTGCAAAGTAATGGGTGAGAAGGTTGTCTGACCAGGAATCTGGTGAACAGTCGTGTTGTATCCGCCTTCACGGTAAGGGATGCTGTCGGTGTTAACCGACAGACCCGATACCGACGTAAAGCCAATAGTAACCTTTGTGTTCTTGTACCATGAGCCACCTGCATTGGTTCCAGTTGCAAGAGGCTTAAATGTGACCAGGAATCGGAAATTCCTAATCGGATCCGTCTCGAGAGTCGAGCGGTTGTTGATAATAGTTGGACCAGCCATTTACTATTTTCTCCTTCGGTTATTCAGCGGTCTTTTGGCTGAGGTTAATGACCACAAACTCAGCAGGGTACTCGAGAGCCACACCGATTTCGACGTGAACCTCTCCTGCAGCGATTGAGGCGGCGGTGTTGTTCTCGCTGTCACACTTAATGTAGTATGACTGCTCGATTGTAGTTCCACGCAAACCACCCTGGTTACGGTAGTCATTAAGGAACGTACCCAGGTTGGTGATGAGCCGAGCCCACAGCTTTTCGTCGTTGTTCTCAAAAACAGCAAACGAAGCGAGGTCGTTGAGGCGCTTCTCCAGGTAGGTAAGAGAACGACGCATGTTGATGTAGCGGTTAGCTGAACCATCCTGAAGGAGAGTACGAGCACCCATAACAACAACGCCTGCACCAGGAACGTTACGAATAGCGTTTACAACGGTTGGTGATGTTGTAGTTCCTGTTGTCTTGTAACCCGAGTTAAGAGCGTCAAGTTCAATAGAAGTGAACGCGCGCTCAATAGCGAGGGCATCAGCGACCTTTGCGTCAATACCTGCTGGGGACTTAAACGGACCAATGCGAGTGTCTGTTGCAAGGTAGATACCAACAACTGCACCTGAAGGTCCGATGTTTCGAACAGAGTTACCTGAACGGCCCAGCGGATCCTTGATGTAGATGTGCGGGTAGTAGACTGCTGCACGGCTTGACTTCGTGGTGATTGCCGCCGCAGCATCAATTGCCCCGTTAACATCGAGTCCCGCATCCGTCTCAATTACTGCGAAGTGACGTCCAAGAGTCTTTGGAGCCTCGACCCACGATACAAGTGCGTTAAACACGTACTTTGCAAGTCCCCAACCACCAAGCACTGCCGTGTTGGGGTCTGATGTAGAGGAGATCTTTCCAATAACATCAGGAAGGAAGAAGATAAGCGGACGGTCAACCACCTCAAACTCAGTAAACACGGTGCAGTTATCTACAACAAACGAACCTGTTGAGGTGAACGGGTTGTAAACTGTGTCGCCTGTGTAGTCTGCGTAGGTAAGCGGAACCTGAGGATCAGCTGCACCAGAAAGTGCATACGTTACATCAACACTGGGTGTCGAGCCGTTAGATCCAACAGAGTACGTCACTACTGGGCTAACTGTTGTTCCGTCTGTGTTGTACTCAGTCACAGCTCCAGAAAGGACACGGACGTATGCCGAGCCGAATTCCAGAACGTTAACAATGTAGTCGCCAGAAAGCGGGTCATTGAAAACAACGCCGTTAAACTGCTCAACCAGGATGTCATCCCCACCATTTGCAGTAACTACGTTATTAACAATGGTGTCAGCAGTTCCCTTTTCGTAAAACACTGACAGGTCGTAGTAACCATCCGTGGCCACGGAACGGGACTTGGTAAGACGAATACGAACAGCATTTCCGTCAATTCCACGGTGCTTAGCGGCAAATGTAGCATAAGCAGGAACAAAGCTGACACTCATTGCTCCAGCACTAACGGGAACATCAGCAGTGTTAGCGTGTGTCAAAGCAAACGTTACAGTGTTGCTTGTGTAGCCCGTAATGGTGAACGTTCCGTTCAGGGTGCTGTCTGAAAACCCTGAAAGAGTAATGGCCTGAGTGTTAGAGGTAATGCCGTGAGTAGCGGTAGTCAGAGTAACAACGTTGCTTGTTACGCTGAACTTACTAGCAGCAAATACCGACGGAGCCGAAGGAATTGCTACCTTAGAAACTTTCTTTGCCGATGTAGGAAGGATGCGCTTTACATAAAGCTCCGTTCCTCCATTAATAAAGAATGATCCAACAGAGAATGTTGCGGGGTAGGCCTTGTTGTAACCGCCAAACTTCGAGGTGAAGTCGTACCATGAAGTAACACGGGTGACGGTGTCAGGACCCTGCGAGAAAGATGCAATAACTGCACCTGCCGCAGTTGCTGCTGCTGTGCTGTTTACTGGCGCAGCGGCAAGCGGGAGCTCATTTACATAAACTCCAGGACGATTATAAGTCGCCATGTGGTGTCTCCTAACTAGGGGTTAATTGTTTCAAGAGGTTACGAATAGTGTTACGGAATTACGAATGAGCCGATACCGTCAAAGTTAGCCTCGCGGCCACCAGTAGGCATATCGACGTGTACTTCGAGTACCTTGTAGATTGCTCGGAACGCCGTCTGTACCATTTCCGAAGAAACACGCACAGTGAAAGCGTTGACAAACAGGCGCTTTGCCTGCTCGCTGTTGTTGTCGCGTTTTGCGACACTAATGAGATCCATACGTCGAAAGGTAGATGTGATTGTCTCAGTACTTCCTGAGGTCACATCCTTCTCTACGATTTCTAGATACCCAAATCTTTGGAGACGCGTAGTAAGCATCTGCGATAGGATCTCGCGGTCATGACGAGGATGACGCGAGTACGTGGTGATTTGATAGTCAATGCTGATAGGGATAGGAAGATCCACGGAAAACTCCGTTGCTCCATCAAGCCCGAAATTTGTAGGCTTAAGATACTCTGCGTTTGTGATACCGCGCATTTCTCGCTGGGTATCCCTTTGTACATCGATCATATCGATAGTAATATAGGGATAATTTTGTGACCTAAGTTCCTGGTCAGGCTGACCGTAAAAAACACCGACTTGCCTAGCAGTGGACGATCCGTCAGCTTTTTGGTCGTGAACAACAATCCCTTGAAGTTTTTCCCTAAGGGCCTTATCCTCTGAAAGTAGAAATGCCATTAGTCAAACAACTCCTGCAGGTAAATACCAGCAAATAGATTTGCCGTCTCCTTTTCGCTACTCAACGTCTTTCGGATCGTAGCGGTTCCCTTGCTTGTCTCTGTACCAAATTCCATATCAAACACAACTGTTCCGTGTTCTGGAGCATGAGACATCTCGAACTGTCCCGAGTTAAACTTTACGGTCAGAGAATTTGCCGCACCTTTGGGCCAGCCATCAGAAATGGCATTCTGAGAAAGCTGCTCAGAGAGTTCCTCAGCAGCTTTTTCTCCAGCCTTATTTATGGCTTCGCTAAAAATCTTTTTCACGACTACGACCTGTATAGGGTTGCGGCTTCTCGAACTTGTTATTAATGTAGCCTGAGCTAAGTTGACCCATCAGTACATTCAGGGGGAGGTTAGGTCGAAGACCATTTGCTCCCTGGGTAAACTCTTTTCGCTCCTCAAATGAAAGATAGTCATTGACTTTCTCCCACCAGGGCATGTTCTTTGGAGAAGACATCGCAAAATCCCTTTTACAGGTGCAGGCTACTTACGTAGATGGGGTCCGCATGGATTCCCACCCTTTAAGCATAGGGACTTATTTAGCAGCAGAAGGGCTAAACGTATTAGGCATCCAGTCTTGATTCATGGCAGTTTTATACGCGTGACAGTTAGCGCACAGTGTCATGAGATTAGATGTGTCGTTATTAGCTTTACTTCCGTCAATGTGATCGACGTGAAGCTGTGAGGCGTGCAAAGCTACAAAGCCACACTTTTCACAATAGTCTTTTTTATGTGCACGCCAAGGGGCGCGCTTTGCGAGAGTAGATGTGCGGTGAGCTGTTTTACAGCGCCAATACTTTCCGCCGTCAGTCTTGTACTTTCCAGTATGGACAATCTTTACTAGGGTCTCGCACTTATCGCAATACGCCATGAGGAGATCTTCGTCGATCTCCGTAAGTAGATGGGGGGGTCGTCTGGTCATCACTTAAAGCATAGCAAAAGGGCCCCTGCACAGCAAGGGCCCAAATGTTTGTGTTGGTTACTTCTTTCCAGCCGCCTTGATGCGCTTAGCCAGTGCATTGTCCTTCTTGGTGTCTTCCTTCTTGGTAAGGGTCTTGTCCTTATCCATCTTGGCGTCACCCTTCTTGAACTTTGCCTTCTGAGCAGGAGTCATACCCTTCATGGTTTTTGCATCCTGCTTCTTGTCGGCTGCTGAGCCGATGTACTTCTTCTTGCTGTCTGCCATGCGCTTCTTACAGTCAGCACACTTTCCACACTTACACATTGCCATTGCTTTTCTCCTTGCCACACTTACATTGTCCATTGCACATTATTTCTTCTCCCGATATGCTTTAGCGGTAGTTTTGCTCTTCAACTTACGGTCCTTCAAGGTTTGAACTCTCGCCTTGTTGGGTTCTTTTGAAAAGCGGGTCTCTTTAGCTCCTTTAGGTTTTAGATCATCTAAAGGATTTTTTCTAGGCATTACTTGCCCTTCTTGACGCCAGAAACCTTCTTCAGGTCTGGGTTCTTTTTAACTGCAGTCTTACTGGCCTTACGAGCACCAGATGCCAGGATAGCACCAGCCGCTTTCATTGAGACGCCCTGCTTCTTAGCAATCTTCTTCTGGTTAGCCTTAAAACCTTCGGTCATTTTTTTCCTACCCTACGCTTATTCTCTTTAGCCGTATTCTTACCGTGAGCTAGAGGGCGCAGGTTTGACTTGCGGTCATCAGAGTGCTTGTTGTTCTTGTGGTCTACGTCAGTTCCTTTAGGAAGCTTACGCCCAGACTTCTGCTCGTAGTCTTCACGAGCTTTGTTCTTAGACTCAGTCTTCCATCCTGTAGCTGTTTTTACTTTCCAAACGTAGATCTCTCGCCCACCATTTTGGGCTGATCCTTTATAGGGACCAAACTTCTTTCGAGTCCCAACCTTAACTTCAGCCATTAGCGGTGCCTCGCAGTCTTTTTGGCAATCTTCTTAGGCTGAGCAACAAACTGCTTTCCAGGTTTGCCGCCATCTCCTTTAGACTTTGCACGGTTAGTAGCAGCCTTTTCAGCGGGAGTCAGGTCAGCCCAAGCTTTCTTTGGGAGGTAGCGCTTTTTTCCTTTAGACGGCTTACCGTCTGAGGTAGTCCACTCTTCCTTAGTCCACTTATCCAGAGACTTCTGCGGCTTTGCTTTAGCGGTCACTTGTAGCCACCGCCAGCCTTTTTGTACTCTGATGCAAGAAGCTGTGCTTTACGGGCCGACCATTCACCTGGGTCTCCGCCCTTGGTTCCAGCTTTGATCTGCTTAAAAAGCCTTTCACGAAGAGCTGGCTTCGTGTAGTTTCCAGCCTCATTAACCCGCGACTTAGTCGCAGGCTTTTTAGCAGCAGGTTTCTTAGTAGGCATTACTTAATCCTCGGGTGTTCCTTATGGAACTTTTTGGTCTCTTTGACGCCTTGCTTTACGGTCTTTGCGCCAGCAAGCTTGGTCAGGTTCATGCGTTCTTTCTTACCTGACTTGCTGTTTTGCTCGACAATGATGTCGCCTTTTTTACCAGCGCCTTTGTCGACTTTCTTTTTGGTGACTGTGTGCTTTTTGCCACCAGCTGTAATGCGCGTCATTACCACTTCACCTTGTTGGCCCAATAAGCGGCAGACATTTTACCTTTAGCAATGTTCTTTGCGTGACGAGCTTGGAATGATTCACGACGCTTACGGTACGCCTCGGACTCGCCCTTTTTCTTAGGAGAACCCTTAACACCGTGCTGACCAAAACGAATCAGCTTGATCTGGTCACCCTCTTTTGCAACAACTACGTGAGAGTGCTTGGGGTCATTGGGCGTGGCTTTAGGCTTGTTGTACCCTGAAACACCTGCTCGAGCAAGGCGTGGGTCTTTCTTTTTCTCTGCCATTATTTGGTCCGTTTCTTCGGTTTCTTCTTTACTTTATCAGGAAGAGGGCCTTTTGTCTTTGCTTGGAATTCGGCCGCTAATTTGGGGTTAGTTGCCCACATCATCTTCTGTTGTGCTTTAGATTTGAACGGCATTGGTTATCCTACGTTAAATACATTGATCTTTACCGCAGGGGATGCGGGCCTAGTTGGGTTAGTTCCTGCAGCGGTTGTAGCAAGGTATATGCCGTTAGGTCCAGCAGATGGGGCGACAGAGGTATACCAGTAGAATTGAATATAGTCTCCAGCAGCAACAGTGACGATATCAGTGACATTAGCCATAATCTGAGAGCCTTGAGAACTTGTCAACGTAAAGGTAGATGACGTATTAGCGACAGCGGAAGACGACCCACTGCCGCTGCCCTTAGCCATCCAAACAGTAACATCGTAGTTGCTTCCGCCACCTGTAAACTTAAACTGCCCAAGAAAGTTTACGTAGTAATCGCCAGCATTAGCAAAAGTGATTTTAGAACCAGAAACAACAGATACACCATTAGAAGTAGTAGTACTATTTACAGTCACTAGGTTAGCGGTAGTTGTACCCCCAGAAACCTGATTGGTACTGGTGTCTTCAAATGACCCGTTGTACAAAGGTTTAGCAGCCGTAGTCATTGTGCTGTTATCATTAAATGTAAGTGTAGTTAACTTTACGTTAGGAAATTGGGCCTTAGAAATCCCACTGATGTTGAACACACCGTTGGCAACGCCAATCGCAGAGTTAGTGTTTAGTACAGAATCGGTGATGTTTAGCGTTCCAGGACCAAGGTAAATAGACGAGAACCTTTTAGTGGAGGAACCAAGTGCAACAGCGTTATCTGTTGTAGGGAGTATGGTTGTACCTACAGAAGATAGGTCAACGTTAGTTTTATTTGCGTCGAGCCAATCAAGGGCCGTGTTTAACTTGCTACCCCAGGCGGTTTCGCCAACTGTTGGTTTATTTGGGACTGTCATTTACTCTCCGTAAGGGTCTGAGCCATACGCACCTGCGCCATAGCCGATTGTTCTGTTCTCCGAGATAGACGGAGAGGCTTGTTTTTGGAACTGTGGGTCATTAATAAGCTCTTCAGGGTTAACCTGGTTGCAGTCAACAGTTACTACAGCCCAACGATAACCAAAGGATCCACGTGGAAGAACGCGCGTAGGAACAAATACTTCACCACGGTAAACAATGCGGTCTTTGATGTGCGCGTTGGAGTCAGTAAGCAGGCCAGGAAGCATTCGCTGCACATCTCCAACATTCATTACAAGACGAAGGGTGTCAGACACATAGAAACCGCGTTCGTTCATTACGTTAGTACCACGAATAAACTGAGCCATTACCGCAGGCATTTTAAAGGGAAGCATCCAACGACGACCTTTACCTACCTGATAGTTTGAAACATCGTAAATGTCGTCAACAACGTCAGTATAGTTTGCTGTTACGTAGTCATCGCTCCAACGCCACCAGTCTACTTCTACACCTACGGTGCCACCAAGGTCCTCGGCAATGCCCTCATACATTGACTTGGACTCATAGTCCATGTCAAATCTGCCTTGCAGTTTAGTTCCGCGCATTAAGAAACCTTCCTTAGACTTCTATTTTCCCGCATATATAGCGGGATTACTTGCCAACCTTAAGCAACAGGGTGCCAGAAAGTTCCGTCCGCAGGGTTTGTGTAAGTGTTATCAAAAATTCGCATGTATGCGGGAACCCAAGCGTTATTCACGCGTACCTTAAGTGTTGATCGAGCAACTCCTCCACCTGAAATTGTCAGAGGTTTAGTCTTATCAATAACTACAAGGGGGGAGCTATTTAACACAGAGATGGTTTGGGTACTGGACGTTACAGTTCCCCACCCGTTTGTTGCGTCAATAGTAAAGGTTGATGTACCAGTGGTAGTTGGGGTTCCAGAGATTGTTCCTGAAGAAGACAGCGACAGTCCTGCTGGTAGAGACGTTCCTGAGGTAACACTGTACGTTGTAACGTTTTTTGCTGAGACAGTATATCCATAAGGTTTTGCTACGAATCCACCAGGAATATTAAGTGGGTAATTAAAAATAGGGGGGGCGTAAGCAATATACGGGTCTGAAGGTGTTGAGGTACCAGCGTCATTATTTGCGGTTACATTAGATATAGTCACGTTCGCAGTATCAGGAACCCCAGTTAAAACATACGGATTTGCACCAGTCCCCACACTCGCACTAGCAGCGGGGTAACCAGACCCAGCTGGGTATGACCAAAACAGGCTCCAACCTGTAGCCGCTGTTCCTCCATTTTGTGCAGTAGAGGAAAACGCAAGGCTAACCGTTGTTGGATCAGCAGTAGTTCTTGTGATGGAAACAGTGGGCTTTGTCTGTGTGCGCGGCCCCAAGTAAGTAAGCGGTAGAGACTTTGTAGTGAGCACCAGGTTTGGCGTGTAGTAAGTGGTCGTATTTGTTGCAAGTTTAGCCCTTACATACATGGTTCCATTACCCTGGGGGTCATGGTAAAAAGTGTGTGTATTGCTATACAGTGTTTGAGAAGAAGGCCAACCATTAGCTCCTAGAGCGTATTGAGAACTACTCGGGTATTGCGCACCCGTTGGCGGTTGCCATAGTGTAGTCCAAGTGACCCCATCTCCAGAATATTGAAAAAACGCGTTTAGAGTGTACTGGTCATACCCCGATGTTGTTGAGTATGAAAACGCCACAAGCACCTGAGATGAATTAGTCGTCACATTGTGGCTAGTTTCACTGATGGTAAGGGTGCCTGTGTAGCCCTTACCATCTGACCAGGACCATGAAGTCATTTATTTACCAAGCAATCCACACGTCACCGTTATTAGGCGATGACGGAGCTGAGCCACTTGGACTTACGTAAATGTTTGAGAATGAGGCTGAGGTGGTAGCCGCTGTACCGTAAACTGCTCCACCAACCACAATTGGGGCTGTTCCGTTAAACGCAGTTCCATTGATGTTTCTTGGAGTAGCAAGCGCAGTGGCTGTACCAGCAAGCCCAGAAATATTTCTAGAAATAGTTGAGGGTAGATCAAGAGTAAAGGCAGAAGATCCGTCAAAAGAACCAGAGTTGGTAAAGGCGTTGCTAATTGTCATCTGCTGTGGGGTAGCAGTTTTAATTCCAGAGTTAGCGTATCCAAGCAAGGAGTACTTCTTTACTCCATCACCGATCTTAAACGTGTAATCGTCGGTGTTGAGACCTATCTCACCCGCAGCAAGAACGCGGTTTGCGAGGTCTGCGGCACTCCAGTCGCTGGTGCTACCTCGTTTAAGCTGAATCCTGGTCATGTCTATCCTTTAAATCTAAGGGCCCTCATAATAGTTTAGCGTCATTAAAGCGCAAATACCCCCGAAGTAATCTTCGAGGGCATTCGCTCTAATTGTGTTACTTCTTAGTAGAAGCGTTTGCAATCGCGATTGTGCTGAATGGAACTGCAAGGTTACCGATTACGGCACTGGCAACGATCAGCCATACAGGAGCCTGGGCACCTGCAGCCATAACACCTACGGCAATATTGCTAACTACGAGAGAAGCAAGGCCGTATGCAGCGTAAGCAATCTTGCGGTTCTTTGGGCTGGGGATGAGAATACCGAGAGCGTCGTTCTCTGCGGCGACCTCTTCTGCGGGAGCGGGGGTAATGTCAGACACGGTGGTCTCCTTAATTGGGGTTGTGGGGATTGAGTTGTCAAGCCCGCCAACGGCGTCAGCGGGAGGGATGATGGGGGCATCCTGTACAGGAGCCTCAGAAACTACAGGAGCCACTGCTTCTGCGGCCTCTACGTGAGCCTGTGTGGGGTTAACCACAGCGGCAGGAACTACGGATTTCTTAATAGCGGCAGCAAACCCAGCCCATGACTTGGGTCCGAGAATGCCGTCGATAGCGCCAGTATAGCCGCCGTTCTTGGCATACGTCTGAAGTCCCTTATTGGTAATAGGGCCAGGAACTCCGTCGATAGTTCCTGCGTACAGGTTGTGCTGCTTAAGGAATGTCTGAGTGGCTTTCCAAGATGCAGGACCAAAGTTGCCATCAATAGCACCTGTGTAAAGACCGTGGTCCTTTAGTCCTTGCTGTACAGTCTTTTCGTCTGCGCTAGAAGGGGCGGGATCGGGGGTTGATCCTCCAACGTAGTGGGCGTGCCAAGATTCCGAGCCAATGTCAAAAACAAATCCGTGCTTGGCAAAGATGTTCTTTACAGTCGGGTTGTCTCGACCAGGGCTAACATCGGCTGCCTTTCCCCATCCGTGGATCGATCCACCAGGGTAAGCAGCGGTAGGAGTTTCCCCACGATTCATTCGACCATACTGGAACCACTGGTTTGATCCACCTGTTGAGGTTTTGGTTACGGGGTCACCGTTACCATTTGACTTGATGTGCTGGTCAGCAGGAATACCTAGGGGACGGTATCCTTCGTTGATGTGGATGTTAATCCCATGAGTGGCACACTCTTTAATGGCGGCCAGAAGCGCGCGTCCTACATCTGGCTTAAAGTAGTGGGTTGCTTGTACAGGGTACAACGCAGTATTTGGAATCTGGCCGTTTTTAAAACCGCCCCAGTTGTCTGACATGGCTATTCTTTCTTAGAGGATACTCTATAAGTATACCTGGGACCCTAGAAAGTATTAGGCATAAAGATCTATAAAAACAACACCACTAGCGCCAGCACCACCAGCAGTCGATGTAGTAGCTGAAAGTCCGCCAGTTCCACCGCCACCATAAGCTAATCCAGCTGCTTGCGCTGTACCAGGTTGCTGGATAGAGCCCCCTAGCTGGCTGGCTCCTCCATAGCCTCCAACGACAGAAACACCAGCTGTCACGCGACCATTACCACCAGAACCTCCGACTAGAGTAATGTCCCCAGTCCCAGCAGCTCCTCCTGCACCAGCTATAGCAAATGATGTTCCAGTCCCAGCAGCAGCCATACCTGCACCACCAGACCCGCCATTTGCTACAACTGTAGTTGAGTTAAAGGAAGAGGGGTTTCCAACTACACCAGCGTTGTTTCCAGCGGTTCCACCAGTGCCGCCAGTACCTACCGTTACTGTGATTGATCCAGAAGCAATATTAGATGCAAGGATAAAAGATTCAGAGTAGCCTCCTCCTCCCCCACCCGCACCATTAGACGCACCAGAAGCGCCTCCAGTGGATCCGCCGCCGCCGCCCCCACCTCCGACCATTCGGATGCGAACAGCCCTCAGCCACGGAGTTGTGTTAGTCCCATCAAAGGCTTTTGATTTATCAAACGTTCCAGAAGAAGGGTAAATGCGGGTCTGTACATACCGATACCCTTGGCTGATATCTCCTGCGCTCACCCATTGGGTAGCGTAATCAGTTCCAGAAGACTTTGTAAGAATTGCGTTTGTAGCACCCCCCGTAGGAACACCCTGCCCAGAAACAAGCGCCGTTCCAGAAATCTTAGAGGGAGCAATCGCAGCAGACGCACTAATGTCTGAATCTACAATTGTTCCAGTAAGAATCATTGCAGATGTAACTGTCCCCGTATCTGCTTGAGTTACAGCTATTCCAGTGATTTTAGATGCGCTTAAAGTGGACGCGATCATGGAGTCAGTAATAGAGTTTGCCGAGGGTGTACGCGTATCTGAAAGGCGAGAGTCGTTAGAGAGAACGTTTGAGTAAAAAAGAATGGAGTTCCACTGGTTAGTTCCATTTCCAACTTTAAACTTACCCGTGTCGGTCTCTAGCCCGATCTCACCAAGAGCGAGCTTTGGGTTTATTGCAGACCAATTAGCGGCCGTATCTCTACGGACCTGGATAGTTGTTTTAGCAGGCATTATCGAGATTGCCCCAAAAGTATGTTAATCTCGTCTTCTGTTAGGCCCAGTTTAATCAGCTTGTCAATCGCTGACTGTCGCAATGCGGCTCGGTCTATAATTTGCTGCTGCACTGCTGCGTGGCTTGTAATAAACGCTTCGCCCCATGCAATAGCCTCGGCCTCAGTTGCCCATGCTTGATCGTTTGAAGGATCCCAGGGTTGTACTGAGATGATTTTGTCACCGTCTACAACGGCGGGGAAGGGCCCCACTACTCCTCGAGAAAACTCGACAATTTGTTCTGCTGTGTACTGGTAAAAATCTCCAGATCCACTATAAAGTTCTACGTTCATTATTAGTTCCTAGCTACTTTGTATCTGGTATCCCAGACTTTTTTATAGTTACCTAAAAATGGCCCTGACATTTGAATGACGCCATTAGTTATATTTTGCAAAATTTTATAAATTTGATTATAAGTAGGTATAGACGAATTAAGGTTATTTGAAGAAATTAAGTTTCCAGAAGAATCTATACCAGCAAATCCATACATACTAACTCCATTAACTGATGAAAATCTTCCTGCAATATAAAAATTACCGTTATATGTAGCGTCATATATAAAGTCGTTTACTGTTGGATACCAAGATACCAACGCACCAGTTGACGTTGATACTGCAGCTATACTGTTTCTTGTTACCCCATTTATTTTATTAAATATTCCAAACATATATAATGTTGATCCTAAAATTTGAAAAGTGTACGGAGCAGAAGTATAAGTTGTTGGTGTTCCAGCAATAATTGTTGGATTAAATGTATAGTCTGGAGTTCCAGTAGTGGCCCCAAACTTTATCATTCCACTGTTTAGTGCGCCTCCGTCAGGGCCATTTGTTCCGCCACCTGCTGTGGTTGCATATATGCTTTCTCCAGACAATGCCATATACCAAAAACCATAATTATAACCATCTCCAGTACCGTCATATACTGATGCATTATATTTAAACAAACCTGTTGTTCCATCTAATGCCATGTGGTTAGATGAAGAATCATTAATATGAAGAATATTATTGGTTGAATCATAAAACATGTAAAAAACATTTGTATAACCAGAAGAATATAGTGGATCTGGTACATAGCTTAAAAGTGATCCAGTTGTTTTATCTACTGCAGCAAAACAGTTTCTTGAAACCCCATTTACTGTTGTAAAAGTACCCCCCAAATAAAGGGTGTTTCCTCTTAAAAGCATGTAACTTACATCACCATTAATTACTGCGTTAAAATTAGAGACTCTACCACTTGGATCAAAAGCACCTAGCTTATACCTAGAAACACTGCCATCAGAACTAAACGCTGAATAGGCACTCTTTAGTGCTGTAAATGCTCCAGCAACGTACATGACTCCTGTTGACTCATCATAAAGCCAGCTAAATATTTGACCATTCATTCCACCAGCGATGGTGTTATATACAGAGTCTTTACCTGATGTAGAGTTGATTACTGGGTCAATAGCCATTACGCTACCGCCGTATCTCCCGAAACAAACCACTCATCTGTACCGATTTTAATTGCAGTAATAGCAGAGTACTGAGAACGTGTTTTAACGGTAGTTGAATAACGAAGAGTAACACCAGACCCAGCAACAATGGTTACCTGGCCTGTATTGTATTGGAGAAGAGTTACTGTATCACCAACAACGCCATAGCTTGGTGGAATTGTTACAGCTGCAGATGTTGCATTTGACAAAAGAATTAATGCCCTAATGTCTGAGTTTGCAAGGGTAACTGTTGAAGCAGAATATGTAGTAACTGCACTATATGAATAACCATTTGTTCCATTAGTACCTGAAGCACCAACAACAACAACATCCCAAGTTGATGTTCCAGAGTTATATTGTCTTAATACTGTCATTATGACCACGCTCCAGTAGATACCGCATTTGTCGATGCTAGTGGTGTGATTATTAGGTAATTATCAGCGTTAAACGTAACTGTACCGCTTGTTAGTGTTGCACCGAATTGATACGAAGGGATAAGGGTTCCAGCTGTAGTCACACGAATTAGACCACTACCTCTTGCAATATATGTACGCCCAGCAACTGAAGATGAACCAGAAATAATTGTTGCATTTCCTAAAGTTGTACCTTGATAAAGAAATTGATAGGGTTGACTTGCATTTGCTGTAATTGCTGTACCATCATAACTTGAGGTTCCAACAGCATTTCCAGAACCACGAAGATTTAGATATAGTGTTGAGGCAACAGTTGATGTAGCCACACTGACAATTATAGAGATTTGATATTGATACAACCCTACAGGAAGAGTAATTGTGTCATTTGCAGTAGGGAATAATGCATAGCTAGTGTTTGCTGTGATGCCCGAAGTACCAGCACCTGATGTAAATACTGGAGTTGCAATCGCAGCACGACCAAGACTTGTGTTTGGAGTAAGTGTGGCTATAGTGCCGTCGTACTCAACAGACCCAGCAGCTGCAGCTGACAAGTTTGTTCCAGACGTTAGTTTCAAAGGAGCAACTGATGAGCTTCCTGCACCTAAAGTAAGAGTGCTAGCCGACCCCAGTGTTGCTCCACCAGTAAGTGTGCTAAGGCCCGTAACACCAAGTGTAGTTCCAACAGTAGCAGCACCAGTAATAGTTGTAGCATTAGCAGTCAAGGTGGTTACTGTGGGGGATGCAATGTTTACCCATTTTGTTCCGTTATAGGAAAGCAGGTTGTTTGATGCGGCACCCGTAATAGTGACATCACCCAAGTTACTGAGGTTAGGGTACACACCGACGGTAGATGTATCTGCCCACAAAACACTAGTGCTTGAAGGCGCAGTGGACTGGATAGCAATACCACCCGAAGCTGCCGCCCAAGTTGGGGGTTGCCCTGATCCCTGGGATGTCAATACGTAGTTAAGGGTTCCTGCAGAGCCGTTAACTTGAAGCTCTGATGTTACGTTTATTCCAGAAAGTATTTGCTTAGTCACGAGCTAATCCTAGCCGATGATTACGTAGTTGTATGTCCCAGCAACAGAAGAGGTTACCTTTACGTTATTTGAATCAAAGTTCAGAACGTCCATTTCAACATTATTCCAAGAAGAGTCAAACATTTGAGTAACAACGGCCTGAGTACCCAGATTGTGATTAATTGTGTACTGTGTTCCAGCAACGAGTGTTATTGAGCCAGTAAGCTTAGTGGTTGCACCGAGGTTTGCCCGAGCAGTTGCAGCACTCGTTGCTCCTGTGCCTCCGTTAGCTACGGCAATTGCTGTTCCATTCCAAATACCCGAAGTAATTGTTCCTACTGATGCCAATGAAGACAAGGTAGTTACAGTGGTGTTTACTAGGGTTCCACTTGTGGGAAGAGTTACGTTAGTAGCACCAGTAACCGTGAGGGTTGTTGAGTATGCCCCAGAAGTAGTGAGGTTTCCTCCAAGAGTGATCGTATTAGAGCCGTTATTTACACCCGTACCACCATAGGTTGCTCCTACCAGGCCGCTTGTAATCAAAGCACCAGAAAGGTTGTTTACGGAAACTGCTCCAGTAACAACATTGAACTGTGAGTTTGAGAAAGAAGCGATACCAGCGGTACTTGTCGTGGCATACGGAACCGTTCCAGCAGAACCAAACTGGTTGTAAACGATGTTGTCGGTACCAATCTTGATACCTCCACCAATAGCTGTTCCTAGTGTGGCCTGTACGTAAGACTTTCCAGTGTTTTGAGTTCCATTAACTACGTAGACAAAGTCACCCGCACTAAGTTGGCGAAGTACGTGGTTGTCTGCATCTGTAGCTCTAGTAAGAGTAATGGTTGCAGCTACCGAAGTAACTACATAAATGCCGTTTTGAGTCTGAGTTGTCTGGTCTTTAATAAGGATTCGGGTACCGTTAGTTACATCTGTAGAGGTAAGCGTAACGCCGTCAATAGCTGCAGCAGTAAATGCGAGCGTTGCCCCTACACCAGTACCGCCATCAGCACCTGTTGATCCAGCCGTGTACACCAGACCAGTAGTAATTGCAACTGCAGTTGCCAGGGAAACAGCGTCGTGGATATTAAGGCCCTGGGCAGTGGTGTCTACGTAGTTTTTAGTTGCTGCGTCTTGAGCACCAGTCGGGTCTAGAAGACCAGTGATCTTGTAGTTTCCCATTGCAATGGCACCTGACATTGTGCCACCAGCTTTGGGTAATGCAGCACTAGCAAGGTCATATGCAGACTTTACGGCAGTAGATGAAGCACCCGTAGTAGAGCTGGTAAGGCTGGTGCTGTCGGAAAGAGGGTTACCAACCTGCACCCAAGTAGTACCGTTGAAAATATAAAGGGTACCGTTGTACGAGGACAACTGGCCAGTTACGGCCGTTCCAGTTCCAGTGGGGTTAGTGGTACCCGAAGGGGCACTTCCCCACGCCTGAATCTTGGCGTTAAGAAGTACGTTGTTATTAAGGTTGAGGTCTGTTAAAAACGACTTAGCCATTGTGGTTCCTTAAGATAGGTAAGCGGTTCCATACACCGCGCTTGAAAAATCGATGGTAACCGCGTTAATACTATTGTAGGTCACCGTGCCAAAGTATTCCGTTCCAACAGAGTCCTGTACCCTTACATTGGGATAAAACCCAAGATTGTGGGCAATGTACCAGGAGTTGCGTGCATCCGCTGGAGTATACGTAAAGGCGGTTACAGCGGAAGGACCAACTGGGCCCGTGTCTCCCTTATCGCCTTTAATAAGAGGTATTCCAGCTCGAGTCCATGCCCCATTAGTGTCGGGGAAGTATACCCAGAGGTTTAAGGGATTTGTCGGATCCTTTGCGTAACCCCAGTCCGATGTTTTTACAGGTGAAGGGTATGCTGCCAAAAGGAGCGCAGGACTATCGTACACACCGATAAAGTGCGCTGGATCCCCAGAAAATCCTCGAGGTCCTCGTTGACCAGGGACCCCAGGAAGAAGGCTGATGTCCACTTCGGGTTGAATTTGATCATTAGGGACCTGAAAGTCGGGACTGCTATAGGGGGCGGCAGGTACTGTAAGAATGGGTTCTGCACCATTTTGAAGCAGACTAATGTCTGCCTCTGGATAGATTGGGTATGAAGGATCAAGTGCCATTAAAGCACGACCTCACTTGCACGAACCGTAAAGAAGTTGCCGCCCTTGACCTCATTAGGAATTACCAGTCCGCTATTCGGGTCTGTGTTATTCGGGTCGACCAACTGGATAGACCACCAGGTGCGGTTAGCCAGCATCAAAGTCTGGTTAGCATCGAGCGAAAGAGTAGCCACGTAGTTGTTGGTGGTAGTTACTCCGTTTACAGTAATCGAGTTGGGTCCGTCAACCGAAAGAGTAAAGTCCATGATGTGGAGTGCAGACGCACGCTGATTTAGTACTCGAGCAATAAAGGAGACGCTGTTGTCGTAATCCCCTTGGAAAGGGATGGTAGCAGTAAACTCTCGACCCTGGTAAGAAGTAAGCTCCACATCCTGAGTAGGCCACTCTGCGGGTTGGTCTCCGTAAGTGGGTTCTGGGATGTGTACGCGCTGTGGGTAGGAGCGGTCATCAACTTCTTGGGGCTTGTAGATGGGCACATAACGTCCAGTGGCCAGAGATACTCGGCGCAAACTGAGCACATCGATCTTGTACATACCAATACCGAGGTAGGTACACAGCTCCCTGTACTGCTCACGGCGGGTCTGCACCATTTCCATGAGTTGGCGGTAACGCTCCGTACGCGGGATAGTAACTCCGTCTGGAGCCTGGATGTCAATGTCAAAAGCTGAGTCCGTAGCGAGGGTATAGAGCGCCAGTGTGACGGCGTAAATAGCTACGGGGTATTCTTCAATTACGGGAAGATTGGCAATAGTAATTTTGCGACCAACAGAGTCTGTGGTCCGACCAGTGTGCTGCACGATTGCATCATTGACAAGAGTCTGCATTTCAGTCTGTGTAAAGTAACGGTAGTAGTTACCACTGACAGTGAACTCATCGCCATCGGCGGGAAGAGTGTCTGTAACCATGACACCCGTAGACTCTTCAATAGAGCAGTGGTTGGATATGTCAATGCCGTTTTTAAATACGGTCACACCATTGCCGTCTAAAGGAGAGTAGTGCAGTTTAAACCTGTTGGTTGTTCCATCAGCTACGAACTGCGTGACAAAGGACTTACCGAGGTCACCGAGTTCTACTCGGACTCTGTTTACAAGGCTTGCGAGGGTGGCCATAAATCCTCCGAAGATTTCCTCTAATAATTGTGACGCATAACACGCGCCATTACATAGCAAAAGTCCGCCCCGCTGGTGAGGAGGGCAGATACCAGCAAGGCGGACAATGCTTTGGAAAGGAGCTTAGCTAGCCTTCCAGACGTAGCCTAGGTCCTCGAGATAAACAGCAAGGTCACGAGGGACCGAGTATTTAACTCCCGCTTTAAAGGTGTAGTTCTGGGGAGCCCCGTTAACTACGCCATAAGTCATGTCTTCGATGTCGTGGTGGGTACGAATAACCACCTTCTCATCCTTGAGAGATACGCCGACCTCTTCGATCTCATCGATCAAGATGGGCTTATCGGGGTTCTTGGGGTCAAAGACACCCGTCTCGAGCAGCTCTTCCTCAGCAGCGCGGGAGAGTGCGATCTCATCCTTGCGGTCTGCGAGTTCCTTTGCTCGGAGTTTTGCAGCGTCTTCAGCTGCACGTCCTGTTGCGTCCATGGGACTAGTTGGTTTATTTGCCACGATGTTTTCTTCCTGTTAGTTGATTTGTTTGTGTTGGGGGACCCCCGAAGGGGCCCCCCAAACGGGTTTACTTAGTTGGTGTAAACCTTGTTGATAGCGTTGTCGGTGATGATACCGAGACCCCAGATGGAGTACCATGCCAGAGCGTGCTCACGACCGAAGTCGAGAACGCCACCGTCACGGAGCTCAACGGGGAGCGAGATAGCGTGTCCGAAAGCGTTGTCACCAATCATGATCGATTCGTAGACAGTCTTACCAGAAGCAGGCGTACCCGAGTTGGCAGCGTTGTTGGTGGTCTCAGGGTTACCACCAAGACCAGCAGCGGTGTTAGCCGATACTGGAACCGAAGTCTGTGACGACGGAGCAGCCTGGTTCGAGGTGTAGTCGAACGGAGTTGCGTTGGTGAATGCGTTAACCTGAGTGGTCTCGATGAAGACGACGTCGAAAAGACGACCGATCTCACCAAGCATGAAGTTACCAGGAGCAGCGTACTTCGTAACCTCGATGAACTCGGGGTTTGAACGAAGGTCACGAGACTGCTTCGGGTGGATGAACTGAACGTAGGTCTCACCAATGCGAGGGATGTTCTTCGAAGCCAGAACCAGAGCGGAGTCCTTGATGGCACCCGTGGTGAGCTTGAAGTTACCGTTCAGGCCAGCGATGGAGGTACCAACGGTACCTTCCTGGTACTGGTTGAATGTGGTGGCCGAGTTGTCGAATGCCGAGCGGTCGTAACCGAAGGTAGCTGACGTAGCAGCACCCAGGGTCTGACGAGCCTGAACATCGAGGTACTGAGCCATGTGGCGACCAAGAAGACGCGAAGCCGAAGCCATGATGTCATCGAACGAAGCGTTGAGCAGAAGCTCTGAGACAGCTACAGCGTAGCCGTGCTCTGCA